ACAGGAACTATTACTGCTAATGAAATAGCTACAGGAACTATAACTGCTTTACAAATAGCAAGTGGGACAATTACCGCTAATGAAATAAAAACAGGAACTATTACTGCTAACGAATTGGGTGCAAATAGTGTAACAGCTACTCAATTAAGTGCAAATAGTATAACAGCTTCTAATATTGTTTCAGGGTCAATTACAGCAGATTGTTTATCAGCAAATTCAGTAAATGCTTCCACAGCTTTATTTGGTACATTAGACGCATCAAAAATAAATGTTATTAATTTAAATGCTTCTAATATTTCAACAGGAGCTTTAAGTGCTATTAACATAGCTGGTTCTGCAATTACAGGTTCAACATTTCAGACAACTGGTCAATCAGAAGCCGTTGGTAATGATGTTTCAACATTTCAACAACTAACTCTTACAGCTGGTCGTATGGATAGTTCTGCTAGAAACTCTAATGGAACTGGTTCTGTTACAAGACGTGTTTCTTACAATAGTCGTGGAACTGTAATGTTTGACCCTCATTCTAGTGGAGCTTTAGTAGGTGAATTTGTAAGATTACGTGATGCAAATGATGAAACACAGGTTAATGGAATCGCTATGGGTGCTAATGGAAGTTACTATGCTCAAATTTCAGCAAGAAGTAGTACATCTAGTGCTTATGGAGCTAGGGTTAGATGTTTTGGAAACGAGAATAGAACTTTAGTTTATTATTTAAGCATACAATCCTCAGCTAGTTTTGAAGTAACCGATATTTTTGGAGATGTTACTTTTACTGGAGAGGGTAGAGTTAATTATAATAAACCACTAGCAGTAAGAGATATATTTACTAATAATTATATAACAGATTCTAAAATAAGTCTAGTGGCTTTAGATAATGGAAATGGTTTAGGAACATTAATTTGTAATGATAGTAGTAACCCAACAAATGGGATATTTATTAGTGATAATGATTTACAAATATTAAGAAATGGTGTTTGGTTAAATGTTTAATTAAACACCTTTTATAATGGAGGTAATTTATGCCAAATTCAACTGTAGCTTATGATAGCTCAATATATGATACAAAAGATACCTTAGCATTTGGTGCTTATACTCAATTAGATGGGATAGTTACATTAGATGCTAATGGAGATATTACACCAAACACATCAACTAGTTATGTTCAGAAAGTGTTTTATGATGCTTCTGAAACAAGTGAATTTTTTAGTGCTAATGTTATTGTAGAACTCGATAATTCAACACCTTTTTCAGAGGATGCTTTACAAACATTAGCTATAGCAAGACTACAAACTTTATTAGGACTATAAAATGGAGGAATTTAAATAATGGAAAATAATGGACAACTAACCTTACAGGAACAAAACGATAAAGTTATTAATATTTTAGCTAACAAAGTTGGTATTTTAGAAGCTGATAAAGTTATTTTAGCGGTTGAAATAGAACGACTAAATAATATTTTACAAAGCATTTCTAAAAAAGATGAAGAAAAATAAAATTTAAAAGAGGGGTGGTAGAATGACTTTACCAGTTTTTAAAAGTAGAGAATTAACGTTAAATATTAGTTCTTCTACAAGGGTTATTCAAAATACTCAAACAGAATTTTTTACTTATGATTATGAAAGTGCTAAAAATATTGTTAATTTACAACTTGACGGGAACCCATTAGATTTAAATGAGGTTAAGTCGGTAAAATTCTTATTTGATTTTGATTTAATCGAGGTTAGAAGAATTGAGGAAGCCACTTTTATAGACTTAGAAAATGGGGTAGTTGAATTAATATTACCATCATGGTTTTATGAGTATGATAATAATTTATTTGTTTATGTTTATATAGATTTTTTAAATAACCAGACAATGGATGCTGGAGCATATCAGACAAGATTTAGCACATCAAAAATAGACCAAATTTTTCCAGAGCTTGAACCGTTTTATGTAAGAAAATTTGAAGATTTAGCTGACGAGCTTCGAGCAATAGTTGATAATAAAATTGGCAACTTAGATGATTTACTAGCTGAGTATAATGATAAGTTTGAAACACTGTTACAAGATTCAGACTACGATATCCGCCAAATGATTATACAAGCTAAATCTGACATTGATGCTACAATTTTACAAGCTAATAATAATATTAATAATACTATAACACAAGCAAATAATGATATAACTACTTTAATAACAAATAGTACAAACTCTATTAATACAACAGTAACTAATGCACAAAATGACGTATCTAGTTTTATTACAAATGGTAATATTTCAATTAGTGCAATGATATCGCAAGCAGAATATGATATTGATTCAGCTATTAATATTGGTAAATTTAACGTTAATACAATGATAAATGAAGCTAGTGGAGATGTAGCAGATTTAATATCAAGCACCTCAGCACAATTAGCGTCTTTCTTAGCACAAGGTGGAACTGATCTACAAGAGTTAACAGACTCATTTACGTTACAATTCCAAACATTTTTAGGTACTAGTGAAACTGAGTATGAGGGTTTAAGAGATAGAGTTGACCAATTGTTAGGACAATTAACCGTTGTAGTTTCACAAGAATCTATGGAAGCATATGTTGCACAAGCTCAATTAGATTTTATTGAGACACAGCCTTTTGAGGATAGAGTAGATCAAATTATTATTGACTTAGCCACAGATTTTATTACAGGTGAAATTGATAATATTGCTATGATTAATAGACCTAATACATTTAACGGATTAAATAACTTTACGGGTGGTTTACAACTTAATGGAAGTAATATGCAAACTTTACTTGATAATAAAGCTGGAATATACGCTTCTACAAATGAGGATTTAGATAAGATTGTTACAGCTGGGTTTTATAGAATAGGAGGTTCAGCACCAAATGCACCTAGTAACTATGGAAATTTAATTGTCGCACGTGGTTTAAATAATGCTGATACTGCTTTACAAATATATGGTGGTTATAACACAGGACAACTACACTATAGGGGAACATCTAATGTAACAGACGCTGGAAGTACATCTTGGCAACCTTGGAGAACCGTTCTAAATGATGTAGACTTAACCGCTATTAATATATCTATTGCAACAAAATCTGGATTAACGACTACTAATAATTTCACTGGAAGTAATTCCTTTACAGGTCAAACAAGTTTTGGTGGAACTACATTAGTAAATGGTACTGACATAACAAATATTGGAACTTTGTTAAATGCTAAGGCAAATATATCTGGAAATAATACCCTAAGTGGAACAAATAACTTTACGGGAACTTTACAATTAAATGGAACTAATATTACAACATTAATCAATAATGCTGGAGTAAGCTTAAGTGCAAATAATACATGGACTGGTAATAATACTTATACAGGAAATGTTACACTTCCAGATAAAGGTACCTTTATTAAGGGCAATAATAATCCTATGTTATCTTTTCAAACGGCTAGTGGAACAACAACAGGAAGTTTAAGAGCAAATAACTCAGGAAGTTTTGTAGTTGCTGGTTCTGGTGGTGATGTGTTTTTACGTCCAGTAAGTGATGAAAGTTCAACAGGTCAATTTAGGGTAAGTGCAAACGGTAACGTAGAAGCTAATGGGAATATTACAACAACTGGATTAGTAACTTCTCCAAATGTTATTGGAAATGCTATTACATTAGGTGATGGTACAGTTGGGACTAAGGCCTTAACATTTAAAAGTGGTTCTGGTGCAACATCTTTTATACAGGTGCACGCTGGAGATGCTAATGGAGATGCTTTTGTTATTCAGTCTGGTGGAAGTATTTATATGGGTTCTGGAGAATCACCCGCTAATTTAAAAAATGCATTAGGAATAGCTAATGGCACAGAATCATTATTTTTAAGTTCAGATACTTATGCTAGTATATATGTAAATTGTCAAACTATCGCTGATAGACGTGAAATAAGATTTTTAGCAAATGGAAACGTAACAGGATTAGCTACAGTTACAGCTACCACTTTTTCAGGAACTTTATCCGGAAATGCAACTACATCAACAACTTTAGCAACAGCTAGAACGATTAATGGAACTTCATTTAATGGTTCAGCAAATATTACTACAGCAAATTGGGGAACTGCTAGAACATTAACTATAGGAAATACTGGAAAATCTGTAAACGGTTCAGCAAATATTTCATGGAGTCTAGCAGAAATAGGAGCCTTACCTTTAGCTGGTGGAACAATTACTGGAAATCTTACTGTAAATGGAAATTCAATAGTTGGTGGAATATTAACTACTAAAACTATTACAGCAACTTCGGGTTCAAACTTAGCTATAAATGTTGGTAGTAAAACCATAACAATTAATACAACAGGAAATATTAATGGAGTTTATGAACTAGTCGCTGATAATTATATTGGTACAAAGTCATTATATTGTTCTGATAGAGCTACAACAGAAAATTTAGAAGTTTATCAAAATGCTACTGTTAATAATGATTTAGCTGTTACTAGGAATTTAACAGTAAATAGTCAAGCTGTTTGGAGCAGAGGTGATTTAAGAACTTGCAGAGGAAATTTAGATATGACACCCTCAGCAAATAATGGGGCTTCAAATGTAGCAGTAACATTTCCTAAAGAGATGGGTGGAGGGGCTAATGTAAATGTTTTACCATTTGCTACTACAACAGTTCCAGGAACAGAAGTTACAGGGGTTGCACCATCTGCTATTACAGCAACAGGGTTTCAGTTAAATGTTAGGCGAACAAATGCAGTTTCTACAAGTATTAGATGGATAGCATTCTGGCAATCTTAAACAGGAGGAATTTTTATGGATGAAACTTTAGAACAAATTTATATACTTACTGATTCAGATAATAATATTGCTTATTTAAGTGATATGGAAATAGCGGTTGATGGATTTATTCCTTATATTGTCCCTATTGGAAATATAGACGTAGATTCTCTAGAGGAAATATTTTCTGGAGATTTTGCGTTTACTTTTGATGGGACTAACATGGTAAAGGATGCTTCATTAAGATTAGAATACGATAAGATTAATGCTAAAGCCTTTCTTTATAGCCAATTATTAGAAAATATTGAAAATAACTTTATTTTGGTTGATAATGAAATAAGTTATAAAATAAAGTATAATGAGTTTAATAAAAATTATTTACAATCAATATTTAATTTATTTGAAAAAGGTCTTACTACAAGTTCTTTTATTAATGCCTCAGTTAATGGAAATGATACTACACTACAAATTACTACAGATAATATTGACAGTATTTTAACTCAAACAGTTTCTTTTATAGAGGGACAAATGAATTTATTTAACAATATTTTAATCCCTTATATGGAAAATTTAACAACAAGTACTGAGGTAAAGGCTGTATCATGGAATACTTTAAGTAGCTTAATCTGAGAGGTGGTTTAAATGATTATTGACTGGCATATTATTTTATATACCTATTTAAATCTTTCCAATAATATTTATTTCCATATTGTAGTATTACTTATAATATTTGATATCCTAACAGGGTATACAAAGGCTTATATTAATAAAATATTAAATAGCCAAAAGGGATTACAAGGAATGGTAAAACATACTTTGAACTTCTTTTTAATTACAAATATTTATGTTTATGCTACTCTATTAGGATTTAGTTGGGTAGCAACAGCTTCCATTTATGTTTTAGGTATTGGATATTTAATTAGTATTTTAGAAAATTTAGATGCAATAGGTATTTGGATTCCAGCCTTTATCAAAGATAGATTATTACAAATTAGAGAAGAAATAGATAAAGGTAAAATTCCTAAATAGATTTAATTTACAATTTGTTTTACATTTAAAAATATAAATAAAAAAGCACTATACAAAACTTTATTGTAATGTATTAGTGCTTTTTTTGTAAGGAGAAAAAATATGTCAAATAAAATAAACTTAACAAAAATAGACGTAAAGTTTAATAACAAATTAACTAATCGTAAAGATACAATAGGAATAGTTTTACACCATCTTGATGCTAATAATGCTGGAATAAAAGAAGTCCATCAATGGCATTTAAAACAAGGTTGGGAGGGTATTGGGTACCACTTTATAGTAAGATTTAATGGTGTAATAGAGTGGTCTAGAGGTATTGATACATTTGGAATTCATACTTTAAATAATAATCATAATACAATTGGGATAGCTTTTGAGGGGAAATATGAAGAACTTAAATCAATGCCAGATGAACAATTTAAATCAGGTGTAGAATTAATTAAATATGTAAAATCACATTACCATAAAAATTTAACTGTAAAGCAACATAAAGATTATAGGGCAACAGCATGTCCTGGAAGATATTTCCCTTTTACAAAAATGTTAGAAGAAGTTAATAATAAAAATAATAATACTAATGTAAATCAAACGATTAACCAAATGATTAATAATGAAATACATAAAGTTGTAAAAGGTGACACTTTATATTCGTTATCAAAGATGTATAATATAACTGTAAAAGATTTACAAATCATAAATGACAAGGGAAGTTCTACAAATATTAAAATAGGTGATAAGTTAAGAGTTTCTTTAGATAATGAAAAAATTTATAAAGGGCTTAAAATAGGTCTTGATAATTCTCCTTTATATGCTAGTTCAGATGCTAAAACAAAAACTAGAAATATTACAGGAGGGTTTTGGATATGGAATGATAAAATAGTTAATGAAAGAATTCGTATTACTAACTCATTATCTAACGTTGGAAAAGCTAATCAAATAACAGGATGGATTAATGTAAATAGTATTAAATAATTATCCTAGCTTTAGTTTTAAATAAAAAAAAGACTATTATAATACCTTTAAATAGGGTTATAATAGTCTTTTTTTATTTAAATATGTAACGTTTATTTTAAACTTTATTAGAACTTTTTATAGACATAAATAACAGGAATATGTTATATTGTTTTTATCAATAAAATAGAGAGGATTAAATAAATGAAATTTAAAGATAAAGTATGGACAAATGTTGAGGATGATTTTCTTATAAAATATTATAATAACCCAGATTTTAAATTATCTGAATTAGCCTTAGAATTAAACAGGTCTGAGGGTGCTGTTAGGTCAAGATGTTTTAAATTAGGAATTAAAAAAGTAGTTGAAACTATACCAGATGGTTATAAACGTTGTTCAATATGCAACGATATCTTACCTATAACAAATTTTAGTAAAAATGGAAAGAAAGTTAATGGTGATATAAAATATCATAGTTCTTGTAAGATTTGTAAAAAATTAAGGGACTCGTATTTATTAGAAAAAAAAATAAAATATAAGAAACGTGCTAAACATAAAACATGTATAGTTTGTAACGAAAATAAAACATCTGATAACTTTAATAGTAAGAAAGATAGTAGTGATTTATTACATCCATATTGTAAGGATTGTTTAAGGAAAAAAAGATTAGAAAATAATAAATTAAAATTTGGAGGGAATATTTAGATGAATGAAAATAAAGGAACTATTTTAAAAATGATTAATGGGCAAGCTATAGGACAGATTTATAAAACAAATGATTATGCTATATTTAAACTATTAGTTGGTAATAGAGAGTTATTTAAACCTAGTTATCGTAAAATTATTGAATCAATGAAAGAGGAACAGTTAGTTATACCTATTTTAGTTAATGAAAACTTTGAAATAATTGATGGGCAACATAGGTTTACTGCTTGTAAAGAATTAGGATTACCAGTTTATTTTTACATTGTTTCAGGTTACAAATTAGATGAAGTAAAACGTGCTAATACAGCCTCATCTAATTGGAGTAATAGCGATTATTTAGATATGTATATTAAAAATGATGTTGAAATTTATAAAAAAATAGACTTAATTTGTAAAGAAAGGGATATTACTCTGCATATATTTATAAAAATTATTGCAACTTTAGAAAAGGTTAATACTATAATTTTAACTAATGAATTTATAGAGGGAAAATTTAAAGAAGAATATTTTGAAAATTTAATAAAAGTACTTGATTCACTAGAGTTATTTAATTTTATAAATAAATATAAACAAACTTCTTTTATAGTAGGTTATTTAAAACTTTACATGCATCCAGACTATGATCATGAACATATGAAAAATAAAATTGAAAAATACCCTCATAATATTAAAAGTTTAGGCAATTATGATGAATGCTTATCGATATTATGTAATAAAATTTATAGTTTTGGTATTAATTCAGGTAGTTTTAAACCAATTTATTATTCAGTTGAATCAGGACGTTTTCATAGATAATTAATGGTAAAAACTTTAGGTATAGTCACATCTTATATAGGTGTGTGGATTGAAATAATGAAATAATTAACTGAAGCCATTTTTGGATTGAGTCACATATTATATAGGTGTGTATTATATATAATTGTAAACAAATTATTGCAAAATAATTTAAAACATGGTATATTTATAGGGTAGTTAAGGAGTAGTAGCCTTAAATACACTCTTTATTTTAGTATAATTTAGTAACCTTACAATTACTAATCCTTATTAAAAAGATTCTATAAACCTTTAACTAGGAGTATAGAATCTTTTTTTTATTTTACTGAAACTAAATTAGTGATTTTTTGGTTAATACTTCTAAAATCTTTATAAACAGTTGGTCTACTTATACCTACATTATTTGCTATATCAGAAACGTTATTTCCTTGCGACAGAGCATTTAAAATGGCTCTTTCACGTAATGTTAATATCTCTAAAAGTTCATTAAAATTAATTGTATTTATTATAGAATTAGCACTAATATAATTTGAATCTATAATATAATCTCCATCTTTTATATTAGTAGTTATTGTATCTATTTTTCTTCTTAAAAATATATTTTTAAATTTAATTTTTAACCAATAACCTAAAAATTTATTAAAGTTATCTCTATTGGGGCTATTTAAAAACATTGGCACAAGTTTAATAGATTCATCAATTAAGAAATCTTCAATATCAGTTTTATTAAATTTAGGCATATAGTTTTTATAAAAATAAGGTAAGTAACCTTTAGAAAAATTGTACGCCATAAGATATAAGTCTTGATAAGAAACCCATAATTCAATAGTTTCTCCTTCATTTGTTTCAAATATTTGATGGAGTTTTTCTTTGTCTAAATACTCATGACGTTCAGCTTTAGTTCTAATAACCGTTTTATTTGCATGTTCTAAAGTATTAATATTAACCACCTCTTTATTAAATTATACTCAATATTTTACTCTAATAAGGTTAAAATTAATAAAAATTGACAAATATATGTAAAAAAAATTAAAATAACCTAAAACCTCTTATTACTAAAAGGTTTAATAAATTGTTTTTAAATGTTAGAATTTAAGTAGTGGAATAGTTATAAGAATTGGATTTGGCAAATCTTTGTATTTTAAAAAGTATTCGTTTACATCTTTACAATCTCCTAAATCTATTTCATATAAAGAATGATATTTATAAAGTTTTTTAGTAATTAATTTCTTAACTGATTTTCCCTGTAGGTCATTATCAGTTGCAATAACTATCTTATCAATTCCAGTATAAGAAATTAATTCAGCTTGTTTATCACTAAAATAAGCACCACCAATAGCTATACCAATATTGTTTATATTATTTTCAATAACTGTTAAAGCATCAATCTCACCCTCAGTTATCCAAATAGAATCTATATTTAAATTACTATTTCTATATTTTTCTATAAGATTGATATTATAAAGATTTTCACTAAGATTTCTACCGCCTTTTTCATAAGAAAATCTTTTTATATCTTTATCCCTATATTTTATAGCGATAACTTCATTTAGTCGATTAATCCAATGGATTGAAATCTTGTGACAAGTATCTGTAACATAACAAAATTTTGCTACTTCTTTAGAGATACCTCTTTTATTTAAATAGCTATAGTCACCTACATTAACCTTATATTCAAGAGTTTTATTAATATTAGCCTTAATGTTAATATTAGGTAATTCTAACCTGTCATAAGGATTTATAGAGTAATTATAGATAAGATAATCACATGTCTCATGATAACTTTCATTACGTAAATATGCCAAGAGTTTTGGAAAGTTTCCAGTACTATGATTATCAGTTATCTCAGCACCAGAATCTTTCCAAACTCCAACATATTCACCAGATAAGTTTATAAAAAATGATGGACGATTATCTTCTCTAAAAGGTGATTTAGCAATTAACTTTTCTTCGGTTATTTTAGTGTAAGAATCATTTTCAAAATAAGGTAAAATTTCATTTAAAATATCTATTTCTATTTCATTATCTAAAATTTTAATCTTATTTTTATTATTCATTTTCAGGCACCTGTTTTATTAAATTTACTGATATAAAATTATCACGCTGTAAAACTAGTGAACCACCAATAAATGAATGAATTTCATAACCTTTATTTGTATATTCCAGTAGTTGTTCTTCATCAACATAATGAACTATAGAATCACTAACTTTTCTATAAGGCAAATCTAAAACTTTATATTCCATAAAATCACCCACCATTTAACATTAAATAACCTATAGATAAAAATACTATTATATTACCGAATGAAATTCCTAATATAAAATTAACTAAATGAATTGCTAAAGTAATTATTGAAAGAGATAGAGTAAATAACATAAGTAGATCTATTACTCCTTTAATAAAAGTAGCCTCAGTAAATTTATTTTTACTAGACATTATTAAAACCCATATTTATTTGAATTATCAGTTTTTAAAGTTTCTTGTTTAGATAACCCTATTCTTGATAAATCGAATCCAGTAGCTTCGGAAAATTTAATCATATTTTCTAATTCAGTTTCTGGAGTTGATAAGAACATACATGCTTCATAAGTTTCAATATCGATTTCTGAAATACTATCAAAAGCTTTTTGTTGTTCTGGAGTCAAATCATCCATATAAGGGATTACATTCCAATTTCCCATAGCACCTTTTGTAAGTTCTAATGGGTATTTATCAATAAACTTAGCTGATTTTTTTAATGTTGTTAAAAGGTTATTTCCAGCTTTTGCATGGTCATTCTTCTTTAAAGCGATTCCCATACTCAGTACAACATCTTCGTTAGTATTAATATCTTTAAATCCAAAATAAATATATTTCTGTGGCTTAATCATATTGATTTTACTTAAAATTTCTTTAGTTTCAACAGATTTAGCACCATATTTAGCAACAGCTTCGTTATAATCATTCCATAACAATTCAGATGCTTTTTCATATAAACTACCATTATCATAAGCAGATTTAATATTAACTGGTAAGAAAATAGATTCATTGCGAATAGGGTTATAAGCACTGATAACGTCTGCTGTTACAAATTCATCTATAGAATGAACACCAACAATAATCGATTCACCCTCTTTTAAAAATTTTAATGGTGAGTTTTGCGAATTAGATAAAATTCCTTTTTGCATAATAATTTCCCCCTTATAAGTTTTATTCCAGCAATTACACAAAAAATTTATTAAAAGTGTAAAGATAAAAAATGAATAAATTAAAAGTAAAATATAAATAAATTTAATGTTAATTGTGTAAATATTGAATTAATTACTAAAAAGTAGTTACACTTTTGACATTTTAATTGTGTATCATTTGAGGTAAAAGGGGTAAGGGGTTCTTATTAGAATGAGTTTACGAATTCTAAATACGAACGTTAGTGAGTATTTGGTTATTATAAATTTATTAATAAAAACTTTTTAAAATATTTATTATAAATTATTATATAAAGTTAGGAGTAATATTTATGAGAGTAAAAACTGATTATAGTAATGTTAAGTTACCTATTGAAAAATGGAATGCAACAACATTTAGAGCTTATTTAAAAAGGCTAAATATTGAAAAATTTGGGGTACCACAATCTGGTTTAATTCAATCTGAAAACATGATTATAAAAACTTTAGTAAATGATTATGGAAAAGAAACTGTAAAAAAGTTAGCTGAATATGCTGTTAAAGAATATAAACCATATGGTATTTATAATTCTGTAAATTGGTATTATATAAATTATTTTATGATAGGTAACCTATTATATAAAATCAGAAAAGATGATGAATATAAAAAAGAAATTGAGTTACTTAATGGAGAAAAAGTTAAAGAATTTAATAATAATGATGAAACTAGTCGTTTAAAAGAACTATTTTAGGTGGTAATAAAAATATGGGTAAAAAATATAATAACAATATTTTATTAAAAGGCAAAAGAAATTATAGAACACTTAATGAAAAGGAACAAGCAGAGTTTATGCAACAACTTCATTCAGAAATTAAAATACTTTTTGATAAATTAAATAGTTTAAAAAGAGAATTTGTATTAGCTGAATATAAAGCAAATAATTTAGAACATGCTGATGAATTTAATCAATTACTTTTAAGTTTAGAATTGAAATTAAGATTTTTACAAGATATTGTAAGAGAAAAAGGTAAGTAAAGTAATTATGCTAATACGTAGCATGAATGGGGGAAACAAAATGTATAAAATTAAAAATGAAAGATATGACGGTAAAGAAACTATGGTATTAGTTTTTGAAAACTTATCCGTTCCTATGACTTTTAAATATTATATTGAAGCAAGAGAATTCGTTATAAATTTTCACAATGTGATGGGTGTTAAAGGGATGTTTTATTCTGATGTTTACGATGAAGAGGGAATTTTTCTAGGTACAAATATCAATGAAAATAAAGTATTTCTTGCTGAGGTAGTTTATACTTTAAAAATTAGTTATGATGATATATCTCATTTAAAAAACTTTGTAAAACAATCGTTAAATCTTTATAAAAATGATTTATGGGATAATAAAAAAGGATTTAGAAAGTCTAATTTAAGTGAAGTTAATGGGGATAAATTTGTAATATTTGAATTACATAAAGATTTTGTAAAATATAACCATGTTGATTATATGCTTGGTACAGGAATAGAGGAAGCCATGGAAAAATTTAAAACAAATAATAAATATATCACTACCGCTCAATTTACTGAATTATGTCATCTATTAAATGATTTTTTAAGAGCTGTTAAGAGTTATGTAACTAATGAAAAGATTGCATAATTGGTGGCTTAATCTACTTTATAAAGAAGAATGTGAACATATTTGGATTTACTTATTTAAGGAAATGAATTTTTTTATAGAATATGACTACCATGTTTATTGTCCAATATGTAAAAAACATAAAAAATTAAATCATAAAGAGTATAAACTTGCTAAAGAAATGAGAAGAGTTGATAAGCTTTTTATAAAATATTTAGAGGATAAAGAAAATAATTAAATAAAGGAGTAAACAATGAAAAACTTTATTAATAAAATTAAATTTAATATCGCTTCTTTAAAATGTAATCATGAAATTTATAAATTGATTGAGTACCAAGAGTATTATGAAACTAAGATTATTATATATTGTCCTAAATGTAGTAGAAGAAAAGTAACCTCTAGTATTGACTATAACGCATATATAATACAAAAAAAAGTTGATGAAAATTATAAAAACGATAATGTGAAAACTGATTTAATTAAAAGTAGTGATAAAAAATGAGTTGCTTAATTTGTAAAAAATACCTAACAACAAATTTAAATCCACATAACCCTAAAACTCTATGCTTAATGTTTCATGGAATAAATGGTGAAAGTGGTTATACTAATATCTCAAAAATACCTTTTATTTATTCTGATAAACTGATTTCAGATGTTAATTATCAAAGTGATTTATTTAAATCATATGTAAAATCATTCCATAAAGTATTTACAGATGAGGGAATGAAAAATTTATATTTATATAGTGAAATAACTGGTGTTGGAAAGACATTTACAGCTAGTGCTATATTAAATGAATTTAATGTTTTCTTTTTCCTTACAAAATATAAAAATGGTGAAAAGATTATTGATTTGCCAAGTTATTTTTTAGATGTAACTGAATTACAGGAAATATATAATAAGTTTAATAGAAGTAATATCGATAAAGGTGTAGCACTAGAAGCTAGTAAAGAGTACTATAAACGACTAGAATTAGCTTCTAAGGCTATTCTAGTATGCTTTGATGATTTAGGTGTAAGAGAATGCACAGAGGCCTTTAGAGGGGATTTGCATAAGGTTATAAACCACAGAAGTGTAAATAAATTAACTAGTATATATACATCAAACTTTACAATAGATAATTTAATTAAAATATATGATAAAAGAATTTATGATAGGGTTCGTGATAAGACAGCTATTATATCATTTTCAGAGGTTAACAAAAGCTATAGAAAAGAACTATAATATATTGTAAAGTAGGTGAGATTATTTCTAATGTAATTTATTTTGGAGAAAGTATTTTAAGTAAAGTTATAGAAAATAATGAGTATGACCAATTAATAAAAAATTCTATAACAAAAGAATTATTTGTAACAAAAACTGAAAAGGATGTTTACGATTTTATTACAGAATACGCAATAACTAATAAAAATAATATGCCCTCAGCTGATACAGTAATGGTTGCTATAGATGATTTTACAATGCGTTACAATATAACTGATTCCTATGAATATCTAACAAAACAACTTAAAAGTTATAATATAAAGACTAAAATACAAAATTTACTAAACAATAATGGTTCAGATTATTTTAATGAAATTGATGGAAAAGAATGGGTAGAGTGGTTTAATAAAGAATCTAATAAAATAGTTGATAAAGTAGATTATAGAACAAAAGTTGGTACAAGTTTAACAGATGAATATGGAAAATTTTATGATGAATATTTCAGACGTAAAAATGGTGAATCATTAAAAGTTTGGAGTAGTGCTTTTTCTAGTATGCCAGATTATTTTTCATCTAATATGTATGCTCATTATGGTAGAAGTGGTAGAGGTAAAAGTATGTTAAGTGTTTGTGTAGAGGGTTGTCATAGTGCTTTACAAGGTGCAACTGTTTTAATTTGGTCACTTGAAATGAGTCTATATGAAATACTTTGTCGTATGATTGCTTATTTAAAATTTAGAGAACGTTCAATTACTGAAACTATTTCAGAACAATTAAAAGGATTTGAAACTAATAAATTACTTAAAGGTGATTTAAATGACATTGAAGAAGAAGAATTAAAAGGATTCTTACAAAGGTTAAATCAACAAATTAAAGGTAAAATTATTATTAGAGCAAATGACGATGAAGATTTTAATTTACGTTCTTGTGATGAACTATTATCTGATATAAAACAAGTAAATGCTGATGTAGTTTTTATTGACCCAATTTATTTAATGGATTATGAAGCAAATACAAGTAAAGTAGCTGGTGGAGATGTCGCATCAACTTCTAAAAGACTAAGAAGAATTTGTGGAAATACTAAAACAGTTTTTCATATTATAACGCAAGCTGATGAAATTATAGATGATAAAGATTCAGATGGAAATCGTGAAATAAGAGTTCCTAAGAGAAGTGAAGTAAAAAAGACCAAATCAATACTTGAAGATTGCACTAACTTAATAGGAATTGATACAAATTTATCAAAATTCAGAATTGAGTTAAATAAAGGAAGAAATGGTGGAGAGGGAGATTTTATAGAGGGTATTTATTTACCTTATGCTGGAATTATATATGAACCCACTTTATCAGATATTCAAAAGGAGATTGAACAGTTTGGATTCTAATTGGTTAATATCAATGAGAGATTTTAATAACAATCGTATTATGATTAATAAAAGTTTTACTACTGCTCTTTCTTTATATATTTGCTGTTTAGATGAGTTTAATGAATATTATGGGATATTTTTGAATAAAGAACTATGGGAAGAATTTAAGAAAAATGGTGATTTAATTTTTAGTAAAATAGAGGGTAATTAAATTATGAATAAAGAGAATAAAATAGTTTTTACTACGAATTATTTTGAAGATATTACAGCTAAAGAGGTAGAATTAGCTAATGAAAAAGGCATTTCTAAAGAGGTTATAAAAGGTCGTTGTTATCAGGGTTTTAATAAATATAGAGCTTTAAATAAACCAGTTAAGGGGACTATTATAACAAGTGAAATTGCTAAAATACTAAAGGAAAATAATATTAAACAACATACTTTTAGAGAACGTATTAGAAGAGGTTGGGATTTAGAAACAGCACTTCATAAAAAGGTTAATAGAAAATATAATAAAGGAGTTGATTGATTTTGCAAAAACTTGTATTGTCAATACTTGTAGCTATAATTTTAATAATTATTTGGTTAGTTTTAGGGAGAATAGGGATTTGGTGCAAAGTTGGTAAAAAGGTTAAAACAGAGTCCCATAGAATATTTAACCAAGAAACTTATTCGACAAAATTAGTAGAAAAAGAATTAGAAATAGAAGATTATTTGCTTAATCATGAAAAAGAAGTATTAGAAAATTCTGCTGATGATACTTTAGAAAGAGTTAAAGAAATTTATAATTTAACTAGTGATAAAGATGTTTAAATATGGTGAATCAAGTCTTTGTGACAACTGTAAGGAGAAATTTTATTTTAAAAATAAAAAATATTGGAGGAATTTAGATGAAAAATTTAGGAATGTTTATCACAATTATAGTACTATTTGGAATTTTTATTATTGGATTATTAAGTTTAGAAAGAGTACCACAAGGTAATGTAGGCGTAGTTTTTAGTTTAAATGATGGTGTACAAGATACTACACTAAATGAGGGTATGCATTTTATCAGCCCGTTTCATGAAGTAACAGTATTTCCAGTATCTACTGAAACAGTTGACGTAGAACAGTTTAATGTTATGACACGTGATGGAAAAGCTTTAGGTATGCAAATGTCTTATGACTTTAGCGTTAATCCTGAAATGGTATCAGACGTATTTGTAAGATTTAGAGGACAAAATATTAATGCTATTACAAGTAGTTGGTTACAAGATAGAGCACAACGATCAGCAATTGCTATTTTTAGTCGTTATTCTATTCAAGATGTATTTAGATATTTACCAAGGATTCAACAAGATATTTTTGAAGAGATGCAAGCAATTACTGCTGAATATGGGTTTAATGTACAAAGTGTAACACTACAATCTCCAGAAATGGATGAAGCAACTTTAGCAAGTATTCAATCAGTAATTGATTCTCAACAAGAATTAGAAAGAATGGCTGTAGAATTACAACAAGCTGAAGTAAGAGCTAATACAAGAATTGAAGAAGCTAGAGGTAGAGCTGAATCAACTTTATTAGAAGCACAAGCTCAAGCAGAAGCTAATGAGTTATTACAAGAATCATTAACGCAAGAACTTATTGATATGGAAATTGCTAGAGCATGGAATGGAGAACTACCGATGATTACTGGTTCAAATTCAAATATTTTAGATGTTAGTTCAATCCTAGGAGAATAATTATGGATTTTAGCTACTGGTTCTATAATCATTTTGAGAAAGGTAATTCAATTCATGATGTAGCAATTTTATTACAATATTATCAAAGTGGTATTGGTGGCGATGCATTAACAAACTTTACTTGTGAGGGGTGTATTAAAATCGATTTATGGTCTAATACTTCTCCTCCAAAGTATTGTTATAGCTGTGCATTAGTAATTGTTGAAGAATTTTGGGATAGGTGGAAATCACATGATTGAAATTAAAAATATATGGGTTGACATATTTGAAAGAAAAGAATGTAACGTTTGTTTAGAAAAAGTATCAAATAGTTATTTATATGAAGTAAACTTTAATTCAAAATTTGGTAATTCAATAGCAGTAAAGTTGTGTGATAACTGCTTAGATGATATGAAAGAAAAGTTAGAAAATTATTAGTTTAATAGGTGGGATAATAGTTATGAAAATAGTTTGTAAATGTGGTCATGAGGCTAGTATCATAAGAAATTATAGAAAATCATTTTTAGGAATTGCTTTTCCTTACCCTAAAGCTTTTGGATTTACTTTTAAAAGTAAATGTGGTGTTAATTTTAGTAAGTTTATGATTAGTTGTGATAATTGTGGTAGAAATAACTTATGGGAATTTTAGGGGGATAATTTATGGGATATACTGTTAAAGTTATTGAAGATAAGGCTTATGCTAGCTATAATGATTATGAATTTAAAGAAATATTTGAAGTAATTGGGGCAAGATGCACACCGAGAATTGATGAAACATTAATTATAGATGGTAAAAGATATTTTGTCGTAAACGTTGAGCATATCATTAAGTCTGAAAGATATGCTCTACATAGTACTAAGGATATTCAAATTTGGGCTTTAGAATTAAATGAGGAGGAATAAATATGGGATTAGACATGTATTTTGAACAAGTTCCAAAATTTTCTATAACAAAGAACGGTAAAATTTTGGATTACGTTGATACAACTGAATTATCTTATTGGAGAAAGAGCTATACATTACATAAAGTAATTCTTGATTATGGTATTGAAAAGGGTTTGATAGTACAATCTGATTTAAAACACTGTGTAACTTTCCAACTAACTGAAAGTGATTTAGATGAAATTATTATAAGGTATATACGAATAGAAGTTGATACAAAAGAAATTAATCAGCCTTATAATAAATCACTCGATTTATTAAATTTAATAAATGGTTATGATGCATTTGAAGAATCAGAAACTCTTTGGTTTATGGATAGTTGGTAATTATTTAAATAAATTTAGGGGGAATAAGTAATGGGAATAGATTTATTTATATGTAATATTTGTAATAACCCTTTTACAGATGCTATGCAAGAATATTGTACTTGTGATAACTCTATTTGTAAATATTGTGTTACGAATAATAATTTAGAAATACTTGAAGATGGTTATCTCAAAGAATGTCCAGATTGTGATGGAACTAAACCTAAAGAAACTACCATAACTATTGATAAAAAACGTTATATAGAACTTTTAAATATTGAAGAAGATTATATAAAACTTATTGATGAACAATACTTTGATAACTTAATTGCTAGTGAATTAGATGAACTTTATCCATTTTTTGAGGATTAATAAAAATATTAGGAGGAATAAGTATTGGAAACGTTTATAAATGAACAGTATATTAGAATAGAAGATGCAAAAGGTTATGATATAAAACTAACTAAAACTGAAGCAGAAGAGTTACTAACTATATTAATACAATGGTTAGGGGAATAAATATGGAAATATTTACAAATAAACATAATACGATTAAACTTACATATAATTATGGTACTGATAATGTTAGACTAAAGTGTTTACTTTTAGGGGATGAAATGATACTAAATAAACTTGAGGTAGAAGAGTTATTACCTATTTTATCAGAATGGTTAGGAGAAGAATAATGAATATTAATAACTATTTAGATACAGAGATTTTAAAAGAACTTGATAAACAAATTAAAGAAATATATAATAAGGGTACTGAAACCCATTATTCAGAAGTTGAAGAATATCCTTTTTATATTAATGGTAGAACGTTTGAACTAGCTGAATATGAGGTAGATGAAAAGCCTAATAAAGGTGATAAATATTCTTATGGAACAGCTATTTTTAGAGTTATTGAAGTTGAACTTCCTTGTAATGACTATAGATGTTATGATAATTTTGTAAAATTTGATTATAGCTATACTGGAAGTTATTATTCAGACTGGTATTATAATACTAAATACATTGGATTTGTAAATAAAAAGGTAGAGGTAAGAACTATTAAAGAAAATATTTATGAAACTATTGGTTTAGAGTTTTAGAGGTATGTTAATTTGAATGGTTCTCAATCCTCTACTTGAAATAAATAATACAATAAAACTTATAAGAGGTGATTAATTTCACTTCTTTTTTTTATGTTTTCTTAAAAATAGTTTACACAATTTAAAAAAACTTTGTGTAGAGTTCGTAAAATTTAAAAGGAGGTATTTATAAAATTGTTAAATAAAATAAAAAATGAAGATGATTTAATTAAAGACCTTAAAGAAAAAAATAAAAAAATTACCAAATCAAAAGCTACTAAAAAGCCTTTATTAACAATGGATGAATCATGGAAACTAATAGGAACACGTAAAAATACAGATGCTGAAAAAGTTAAATTAAGAGAAGTTTATAATGCTATGGAAAAAGGTATTATAGGTCGAGATGTTAATGATTACAATAAAAACTTTTCTAAAACAGAAGCGTTAAAAATTCATTCTAGGTTACTGAAATTAAAACGTAAAGATAGGCTTAATGAAATTGTATTGACAACTCCTGTCAACTACTATCTAGCACAAAATGAAGCACAGTTACAAGAAATGTATGAAATAGTTAAAAAAGAATTAGTAATAGCTATTGATACTGAAACAACTGGATTAAATGTTTATAAAGACGTTATAGTAGGATATTCAATTACAGCACCTATTGCTGATAAGCATTGGTATGTTCCTTTAAGACACGAACTAGAACAAGGAATTAATGTAAATTGTGATATGCATTCTGGACTATGGTTTTTAGAATTAATTTGTCAATTACCTTGTGATAAGGTTTTTCATAACGCTGTATTTGATTTACATATTTTACACTTTTCTGGAATTATGGAAGTTAGAGGTAAAGTACATTGTACAAGTGTTATTGCACATATTTTAAATGAAAATGAGCCTAGTTATAAACTTAAAGATTTAGCACCAAAATATCTAAAATTTGAAGCAGACTTATACTCAGAATTGTTCGGAGCTAATGGTAAATTTGCCGAAGTAGAATTAAAATATGCTTTACATTATGCTTGTAAAGATACTCATTTGACTTATAAATTATATGAATTTTATTTAAAACATTTAAATGGAACAGGACTTATAAATTATTATTTAAAAGTTGAACAACCTTTATTACAAGTTATTGCAAGAATGGAACGTGAGGGGTTTTGTGTAGATTTAGATGAAGTACGTAAACAAGAAAGTGAAATAAAAATTAAATTAAAAGATATGGAAAATGAATTGTATGGAACTTTAGGTGAAATTAATTTAAATAGTCCAGTTCAGCTTAAAAATGCTTTAAATAATATCGGTGCTAAAGTTTCTGGAACATCTGCTGAGGTATTAAAAAATTATGAGGATGATTTTCCAATTATAAAATTACTTTTAGAATATAAAACTTTATTTAAATTCTTAACAGGATTTGTCGAAAAGGTAGAAGATTTTATTCAAAGTGATGGTAAAATTCATCCTAATTACAATCAAGCTGGTACGGTAACAGGTAGGTTAAGTTCTAGTAAGCCTAACTTTCAGCAACAAAGTAAAAAAGCTAGACTAATGTATAAAACAGATGATGAAAGTTTAATTGCTGGACTAGATTTCTCTAAAATTTGTGGAGAAGTAAAACCTCTTTAAGTCGGTGAAACCTAAGTCTATTAGATAAGGCAATACCGAGCAAGGGTTAGTAACTCTCTAATATTTTAGGGGGAATTATTATATTAAAATTTGTAAAAATTGATGGTCAAGAATCTAAATATTATAAGGTAGATGAATATGGAAATATTTTTAATCAAAATAATCGTCTTATGAAACCTTTTAAAACTCATGATGGTTACCTTAGAGTTCCTTTAAAACGAGACTTAAATTCAAAAATGTATAGAGTCCATAGAATTGTTGCTGAAACATTTTTAGAAGACCCTAAAATAGAACTTTGTATAAATCATATAGACGGAAATAAAGATAATAATCATTATTCTAATTTAGAATATTGTACCGTTTCTAAAAATAATATTCATAAATATAAAGTTTTAGGTCAATTAGGAAGCAAAGCTAAAAAAGTTTATCAATACGATAAACAAGGAAATTTTATAGCAGAATATCCCACCCCAAAAGTTGCGTTTAAAGAAACAGGAGTTCAAGCACAAAATATATCTAAGGTTTGTTTAGGGAAAAGACCATTAGCTGGAGGCTACAAATGGAGTTACTAACTTATGTGTAGAGACTATCGAACGGATAAACATAGGATGTTGTGAAATATCTTATGCTTATAACCTAGTAGAGTAGATAACAAGTGTTATCGAAACTGGAGGGTAAGTTTACTTACAAGATATAGTCCGATACTGTTAGAAATAGCAGAAGGTTTAACGAACCTTAAAACGTAAATGGCACAAGAATTAATACTATTAGCACATTTTACTAAAGACCCTTTTCTAATAAATGTTTATAAAAATAAACAAGATTTCTATACAATGGTTGCTAGTAAAATGTTCAATAAAGATGTAAGTGAATGTGGTGATGGAACAGTTTATAGAACAAGAGCTAAAACTATTGTATTATCATTACTTTATGGAAAAGCTACATTTACATTAGCTAAAGATTTAGGAATTGATAAAGAAGAAGCAGAATTATTAGTAGAAGAGTTCTTTAATAATTTTACTAATGTAAAGCAATGGATGGATAACAATCTTAAATTTTGTAAAGAAAACGGTTATGTTGAGATGTTATATGGACGTAAAAGACGTTTACCAAATATTACTTCTAGTGACTGGAAACTTTATGGAAGAGCTGAAAGGCAAGGTAAAGCAAACGCTATCATTCAAGGTTCAGCAAGTATTCAAACGAAACTTGTAATGATAGCACTTGATAAATGGTGTAATACTTACTCTAATTCAACTAGAAAATTTGCTTTAATTTCTAGTATTCATGATGAAGTATTAGTAAAAGTTCCTAAAGATGTTACTTTTGCTGAAATGAGGAGATTAGAAGATATTATGATAAATACTTTACCATTAGATGTTCCCTCTAAAACTGATATAGAGCTTAGTAATAATTGGGGTAAGTTAAAAAACATTAAAAATATTTTTCCAGAATGGAGAGTTACAAATGGATAATAAAAGTGGCTGTGTATGGGTTGGTGTAGAAGATAATAGTACCGTTTTAGTTCATTACAATGAATACGATATAGAACTTTATAGAATAGTACTTGATAAAAAGGGAACAAGAGAAGTTATAAAAATAATTCAATCAAATTTAGATAGAGGATTTTTAAAATAATTTAATAAAATCATTTACACTTTAATGATTTTATTTGTGTAATAACTGAAAAAGGGGAGATATTATGATAAATATTTCTAAAGGTTTTACTGAGGATGAGCAGTATTTACTAACAGATTCTATAGCTGATAATATTGCTAATGAATTTTTTGAATATATGGAATATTTTTATAGTTATAATTTTAATGAGGACTTTATTTTACTTAAAAGTTTATATTGGTGCTATCTTCAAGTTGATGAATATAAATTGCCAAAAGTTGATAAAGAATTACCTGTATTTAGACCTAGTGGGATTGGGGGATGTCCTAGAGAGCATTATATGAGACTTTCTAAAGCTATTTCTGATAATGATTTAAAGGATAGTAAAACTAAAAACCTAATAGAGCCTTATAAAGCTAGATGGCAAAGATTAGGGACAAAATCTGGGGATTATTTTCAATATGATATCTTACATGCTGAAAAAGTTATTGAAGATAATAAATTTTTATTTGAAAAAGTTGAAAAAGAAACTCCTTTAGGTGAAACATATAAAGCACCTCATTTTGAACAATTTTCTTCAACTCATAAAGTTATAGAACATAATGGAAAAAAGTTTGTATTATCTGGTTCAACTGATGGAATTATGATTTATACTAATGAATTTGGAGAAGAAATTAGGGTGGGACTTGAAATAAAAAGTAAGCAAACAACTTCATCTAAAACTAGTCGATATAGCATGAAAAAAATAGATGATAAACACTTACAACAAATAATTGGATATAGCATTTTATTCGAAGTTGATTATTGGGTAGTTGTTTATTTAAATGCCTCTAAAAAGTCTTGGAACATGACGGATGAGGAGTATTATAAAAACCCAGATTTTAGAGTATTTGGAAAATATATTAGTGAAGATATGAGAAATGATGTTAAAGAAAAGTTATCAAATATTGTAAAAAGTTTACATGATGAAAATCCATTGCCTTTACAATTAGATAACTGGAATTTCAATGAGTATAAACAATCTTGTGCTGAATCTGTTACTAAAGATGAATTAGAGGAATTATTAGAATCTAGGGATAATTTTATTGGTGAATCATGGAAAAAGAAAGCTGTAGAACAAGCATTAGATGAAATTATGGATATAAAAGGTCTTGATTGGGGTTGGACTTTAGAAGACTTTTAAAATAAATACTTGGGGGAATTATTATGAAATTTGAAGTAGATAAAATTAGCAGTTTTAAAAAAATAGAAGTTAAGGATATTTTTTATAGAAAACTTGTTAAGGGGCATAGATTTATTATATTAACTTGTATTAGCGGTACATATTATTTAATTGATTTAGCTGACGGTTTTCCTATTATTTATAGCAATGATAAAAATATAATTATAGAACATTTAGAAGAATTTAATTATATTCTCGTTACAGATAGGGTTACTTTAAAATTAGAATGTCAGGAATAAATATTAGGGAGGGGATTAAATGGAATTACTTTATGGAAAACCTGTAGCTGATTCTATTTTAGATAAAGTTAAGTCTAGTGTTGATGCTCTAAAAGTTATTGGGAAAAGAGTACCAGCACTAGTCATTGTAACAGTTGGCGATGACCCAGCTAGTAAGGTTTATATAAATAATAAATTAAAAAAGGCCGAAGAAGTTGGCATTAAAGCTGAACAAAAAAGATTTTCAGAATATATTGAACAAGTTGTTTTAGAAGAGGTAGTTACTAAATTAGCTAATGATACCGAAGTTGATGGAATTATTATTCAATTGCCTTTGCCAAAACATTTAAATGAATCCGCTTTAATGAAACTTATTCCAGCTAATAAAGATGTAGATGGGTTTGGTATAGAAAATACTGGAAAGTTAGCTTTAGGAGTGGATGGATTAAAACCTTGTACACCATTTGGTATTATGAAATTATTAGAATTTTATGATATTGAACTTGAAGGAAAAAATGTTGTTGTAGTTGGTAGATCAAATATTGTAGGAAAGCCAATGGCTACAATGTTAACACAGGCTAATGCAACAGTTACTTTATGTCATAGTAAAACAAAGGAATTAGATAGGATTACAAGGGGTGCTGATATAGTTATTTGTGCTATTGGTAGCCCTAAATTATTTACAGACTATCATTTTAGCTATCAACAAACAATAATTGATGTTGGTATTCATAAGGTTGATGGGAAAATTTGTGGAGATGTTAACCTAGAAGCTATTGCAGATTTAGAAAGAGTTTATGGTAATCATGAGTTAAAAATAACGCCTGTTCCGAAAGGTGTGGGTGTACTTACTGTTGCTATGCTTTTACACAATACTTTACAAGCTAGGTTAACAATATGAGTTTAGAAGCAGTTATTTTATTATTAATTTTATTTTTACTATTTTTACTATTTTTTGCTTTAATAGATTTTTAGAAATAACTTAGGGGGAAATATTTATGACAAATAGTTTACAAAAATTTAGTTACAATGCAGTGCCAGTGTTGACAACGAAACAACTAGCGGAGGTGTATGAGACTAACGAAGTTAACATTTCTAATAATTTCAAAAGAAACGAAGAGAGATTTGAAGAGGGGAAGCATTATTTTTTATTGCAAGGGGAGGAACTTAAAGTCTTTAAAGGGTCTCATCTAAATGTTGAAAACCTTAAGTACGTATCAATCCTCTACCTTTGGACAGAACGAGGAGCTAATCGTCATTCGAAAATTTTAGATACTGACAAAGCATGGGAGCAATTCGAAAATTTAGAAGAAACTTATTTCAAAGTCAAAGAACAACAAATTCAAGTACCAACTGATCCGATGTCTTTATTAAAAACACAATTTCAAGTTTTAGAAAAACACGATGAAGAAATTAAAGATTTAAAAAGTGTAGTTATAGATATGAAAGAAAATTCACCTTTATTTGGAGTAGAGAGTGATGAATTACAAAACACTGTTAAAAAAGTAGCTGTAAAAACACTTGGGGGTTATCGTTCACCAGCTTACAATGATGTTTCGTTAAGGCGTAGGGTTTTTTCGGATGTTCAAATCCAACTTAGAAGAGAATTTGGTGTTAAGAGCTATAAGGCTATAAAACGTTGTGAGTTGCCCTCAGCGATTGAGATTTTGAATAGTTATCAAACTTCCCATACCTTATCAAAGGAAATAAAAAATATAAATAACCAAATTAGTTTATATTAGAGGGTTTTAAAATGTTAATTTTAGCACTAGATTTATCACTAACTTCTACTGGATATGCAATTATAGAATCAGATAATAAAACTAGAAAAGCAGAACTTATTAAATATGGTTTAATAAAAACTAATTCTAAGGATTTCATGGGACAAAGATTAAAACATATTGTAAGTACTTTACAAAATTTTATTGAATGTGATTATTCATTTGATGCAGTAGTAAGGGAATCTAGTTTTTCAAATAATTTTATTAGTGCTACTCAAAAAATATTCCTAGTAAACGGTGCTGTTACCTATGGATTATTCGATTTAGGAATAGATGAAATTTATGAGGTACATGTAACAACTGTAAAGAAAACTATTACAGGTGATGGTAAAGCTAAAAAAGATAAAGTTCAAGAAAACTTAGCAAAATATGTTGGATGGCATACTTATAAGACATTTGATGAATCAGATGCTGTAGCTGTAGGCTTAACTTGGCTTATTAAAAACGATTATATAAATAATTTATAAAAATATTGGGGGAAATATAAATGAAATTTACAAATAATCTTGGAAAATTATCTGAACTTACATTAGAGGATATGAAAAAAGGTAATTATTTCTTTACGGATAATGTATTTGGAAATGATGTGTATTTACTTATTGATAGAAATAATGAGTATGAATTACTTAATATTACAACAGGAGGTTATCTAAGTAGAAGTGGGTATAAAAATGAGCTTTTAGATGTGTTAAATCAATATAATGCAATTAACGTTACTGAAAATATTGAAATAATTGTTGGAGGAAATAACTAATGAGAATTGAAAGATTAAAAAATATTCAAATTGAAAAAGTTGAATTGAAAGTTGGTTCAGTTTTCACATATGACGATGAGGTTAGATTAGTTATTACAAATGATAAAGATAACGGTTATACGGTAGTAGATTTAAATGATGACGATATGTTAGGAACATTTGATTCTTTAGATGATTTAAATGAGTATTATGAAGATTTTAAAATTACTGATATAACAGAAATAGCTAAATTAGTTCAATAGAATAATTATTTTAAAACATATGGGGGAATAATTTATGTCAAAAGATAATATAGGTAAAAGATTTTATGTATATAGTAGTTTAAAAACTGGTGAATTTTATGGTTATTGGGAATTTTTTACAGAAGAATTATTGGGAAAAGTTATAGTAATTGACGACTTTTTTAGTAATGGAAATGTTTACAGCAATAGCAGTTATGCACAATATATTACCGAAGAAATGGGTTATTTTTTAGATGAAAAAGTTACATCAAGTAAAGCTTTGGAAATTATATTTAATGGTGGTTTTATAAAAAATCTTTATGCAAATAGAACTTATTATACTAAAGATAATAAAATATTTTATTTTAGTCATTTTGTTGGTTTTGAATATGAGGAACATATTAGCTTAGAGGATTTCTTGGCAATAGATTTTTATACTTGTTTACCATATGGGTATCAAGAATCTAAAAAAGAAATTAAAAAAGGGAATCTAGTTAGAAATACTGAGGATGGTACTATTTATTTAGTAATAAATATAAATAATAAATCTCTAAGTATTTTAAATACCCATTTTAACATATCTGTAGATTTTAAAAAATCTTATGAAGTCATTGGAAAAGATGAACTAATACAAAATGAACCAGCATACTCTTATTTCTTAAATAATTTAGAATTATCTTGCCTTAAATCATTAAAGGAGGGTAACTAATGAAAATTGTTAAACAATCTGTAAAGTTAGTTACAAAAACTCCTAATATTGGTGAAGTAATAGAACATGCTACTAGACAATGTTATAAATCACATAAATTTGTAAAAGAGGGTTCTGCTGAGAAGTTATTTAATCAAGTTGTAAAGCAACATCATCATGATAGTGTTTGTGAACATGCTTCTATTACAGTTGATATTACAACAGATAGAGCTATGATGGCACAAATCACTAGACATAGAATTGGTACAAGCTTTTCTATTGAAAGTCAACGATATAACAACTATTCTAAAGATAAATTTGAAAGTGAGATTACAGTAATTGTTCCAGAAAATCTTAAAACAAATGTTGCTTATGAAGAATGGGAAGAAGCTATGTCTAATGCTGAAAATTCTTATTTCCAATTAATTTGGTTAGGTTGTAATCCAGAAGTTGCAAGAAGTGTTTTACCAAACAGCTGTAAAGTTGATATTACAATGACTGGAAATATCCGTGCATGGAGACATTTCTTTAAATTACGTGCTGAAGGTCATGCTCAAAGTGATATTCAAGTTTTATGTGAACTTATTTATAAATGCTTTATTGATAATGATGTTCCAGCATATTTATTTTCAGATATTTTTAATAATTAATTAAATTAGGAGGAATTAAAATGTTTGAAAGAACGCTTAGAGATGGTGCTAACGATAGATTTGATATAGAAGTTAAAGGAAATGACTTTTATTTAACAATTTGGACTAGTGATTATGATAAAGATGAAAACTTTATATATAATTTAAATTCAATAATTTTAAATAAAGGGAATTTAGATGAATTTGTTTCAACTATTTTAGAAGCTTATGAGTATTTGGAGGGAAAGCCTTATGTCAAATGATTTTAAATATTTTAAAGAACACGTAGAAGATGAATTCGATGATAGTTTAAGTATAGAAGTTTTAAATATGAATATTTTCATAGAAGCTAGTGAAAGTGACATAGGAACTGTTTGCCTAAGCTTTAATGTGGAACAGGTAGACGAATTAATATATAAATTATTATCAGCTAATATTATATTAAAGGAAAATATGGCCTTTTATAAAGATAGATTAAGAGATTATATCTGTGAAAAAGAGGAGAATTTAGATGTTAATTATTGATAAGACTTCATTAGAGAAAGTTAACTTTTATAATGGATTAATTTTTATAGTAGATGATTATTACTATAGGATGGTTATAAAAAATACTGAAAATCTTTTTTCAGTATTAGATTTAGAAGACAAAGAATTAATTTTTACATCAAAAACCTTTGATGAATTAGAGGGATATTACAGCAATAGCAAATTAAGAGATGTTACTAAAAAGGCTAAATTAATTTTAGAATAAGTATTTTAAAATATTGGAGGTAATATTTTATGAAAATTAGTTATGATAAGTCTCTAAAAATAGCCTTAATAGGTAAATCTAGGTCTGGTAAAGATACAGTTGCACCAATGTTTGATGATCTTTATTTTATTGATACTTATGAATATCTTAAGTTTATGTCATTTGGATATAAAATGGTTAGAAGTTTTCAAGAGACTTTCCCTAATATTGAACGTATACCTAGACCTATAGAATCTTATAGAAAGTATGCCCAGTATTGTAGAGAGATTGATGAAAATGTTTGGGTTAACTTTGTAGATGAAGAATATCGTAGTCATATAAAATACAATAAATTAGAAAACTTTATTATTACTGATTTAAGACAAGAAAATGAATATGAATGGTGTAAGAAGCATGGATTTATTTTTATTAAGATAGATTGTGATGAAAAAATTAGAAAAGAAAGAGCTATTAAAAGTGGGGAAGAGTGTTTATTAAATGCTGATGCTGAAAAGTATACTGATAAACTAGCATTTGATTATTTAATTAAAAATAACGGTTCTTTAAAAGAATTAAAAGAAGCAGTAAAAGAAATTTATAATGAAATAGTTAGTTAATCTAACTAAGGGGATGGTTAGATGGAATATGGATATTACAGTTAACGATAAACTAGAACAAAATTTAAATCAAATACACAGTAGAATTTTAGAAGATAGGTTAAAAGAGGATGTTACTCTTAAAATACACGATTGGGTTACTACTAACGTTATTTTAAAGGCATCTAACCTAACTAAAGAGGAGTATCTAGTTATAAAGTTAAGGTATTCTTATGAAATGTTTGATGATGCTTTTAATGTACTTCCATGTCAAACATTTTCTCAAATTGCTACAAGATTAGATAAAAACATTGATGAAGTAAAGTCTATTCATAATAAAGCTTTACTCCACCTTAGACAAGTAGCATTTGATTTAGATTTAGTATGGAGATGTCAAGAAATTACTAGTGATGACCTTGAAGAAGTTCAAGAAAGTTTGCTAGTGGAATATAAATTTTAATATTTTGGGGGGAAATAGTTAATGAATATAAAGTTTATTAGTGGGGTTATGAGAACTGGAAAAACAGCTGAACTTATTTCTATTTATTTAAAAGAATTAAGTAAAAATAAAGTATGCTTTTCTTTAAAACCCTTACATGATACAAGAGATATTGGCATTGTTAAAAGTAGAGTGTTAGAACAAACATTACCAGCATTTAATTTAGATAGTAATGATGAAATCCATATTAGAACTTTCTTTAATATTATCCTTACAAATAAAATTGATATATTATTTATAGATGAGGTACAGTTCTTTAATAAAGAATTTATTAATAGATTACTTGATATTTGTAAAATTTTAAATATGAATATTATTTGTAGTGGTTTAGTAACAGATTTTAATGAGAAATATTTTGAATCATCAAGATATTTATTAGATAACTCAGATGAATTTGATTTTCATGAGGGTTTTTGTTATAAATGTGGAAAACGTAATGCTGAATGGAATATCCTACTTGATAAAAATAATGTGAGAATTATTAGACAAGATAATAATGAAAATAATTCTATCGTTCCAGAAGATGTATTAAAAACTCTTCACTATGAAACAGTATGTGATATGTGTATTGATAGTTACGATACCTCTATTAATAAAGTTGTGGGCAACTAATGTATTACGATGAACAGCCTTATGAAATTAATAGGAAAATAATAAAAGAAGTTATTGAACATTATATAAAATCGTTTCATATATCTAAATATAAAAGTAGAGAACCATCTTATATTTTATATGAAGTTTGCAACGAAGTTTCAGATAATGATTTATATAATGCTAATTGGACTATTGTAGATTTAGCTGAGGAAACATTAACAATGGTAATTGATTATAATATTAAGTATCACTATAAATTCATTTGTTGAACATAAAAAGTTTATTAAATAAATTATATAAGTTTATTTAAAAGTGTTTACAATGTTGTTCATTAATGTTATAATTTATTTGTGCTTGAAAGAGTACTCACGTATGCTTTAAATGTGATATATGATAATGTGTTCTCTTATTCTTATACCAGTTTTAGATTATATGTTACGGCGTATTAATACTATAAACTCTCCCATCAAATAGCTTAGATAGAGTATATTTAATCTTAAAAGTTATCTAAATTAGTTAGGTCGACATAATTTAATTAAGATAATAATTATGATTATTTATACTAAATCTTACGATGTAAAATAAATTTCTAATTTTCTAAATAAGTATGAACCTTAAAATGCGATTTCGACAAATATAAATACTTATTAGTAAACGTTATCAAAAATTTAAAAATGTTTTTCTTAAAATCTAAATTAATAATATAAAAAGCCCTTTAATACTATGATGACGATAGTTTTTAGGGCTTTTTATATTATTAATTTAAAAGGTGAGGGGGTTCTTTTTTTGAACCAAAATATTAATAAATTTTTCCCGAAAACGTATAGATGCTTATGCTAAAAACTTTCAAATAATTATAAATAAAATAAACTAAAGTTATTTATAATTATTTGAAAGTTTTTAGTATATTAATTTAATAGTTAAATAATAAAATTTTTAAGTTTTAATAGATTTTTATTAAAAATAAATATAATATTTTTTGCTTATTATATTTATATAAATAAGGCCACTTAATAGGACTCTTACACGCATGTATATATATATATATTGATTAATATAATTAACTAATACTTAATAAAGGCATATTACAGCGTTTGTAACCATGTTGTTGACTAAATATCAAGCTAGAAATAACCTAAGTTAACTAAATTAATATTGTCATAATTAACTTTTATATTTATAATATCAAGCTAGACTTTTGATAAATTTCTTTTAAATTAATAAAAGTTGATTCAAAAATATTTTTTAAAATTTTATCAAGCTGGCTTTCCTCAATTCTTTCTCTTTAAAAACGAAAAAATTTTTCAAAAATCACTTGTAAATCATTTCCAATTTTACCATTTTTGGGATAATTTGGTATAAAATATTTCCATAAAGTAGTAAATATTCCATACTTTTCCAAAAATATTTATATGAAAAAATATCAAAAATATCCAATAATTGTCAAATATAAAGTTCCGATAACTGTAATAAATAGTTTCCGTTTAATGGAAATAAATAGTTATGAAAATTTACATTTAACAATTATAGAATATCATAAGTTATATTAAATTGCAACAAATTTATGTAAAAAAGTTGTAGGGAAAAATTCCCATTAACTTTTAATTGACTTTTCGCATAGTTATTACTTTCAAATCTTCATTATACATTACTTCTAGTTTTTCCTTATTTTGGTAGTCAAGTTCCATATCATCTAACCATTTTTTAGGAATGTTCATTCTGGTTGTTATTGATCCACTTCCCCCTTTAGAACTACTCACTAATAACATTCTGGTAGTTTCTCCTAGTTTATCCATAGTCATATAAACACGTCCTTTATTTAATTTTTAGTAAACCCTCGTCTCAGCACGTAAATATTTAAACCCTTGTCTCAACATATAATTCTTTAAACCCTCGTCTCAGCACATGAACCTTTATTACAGTTATTATTATATCATTTTTATAGCAGTACGTCAATAGATATTATATAAATAATTTTATTAAAAAAGTTTTATAATTATATTGACGTACTGTTTTAAAGGTGGTACAATAATTATTGTAAGGAAGTTGATAAAATTTCCTTACAAAATACTAAATAAAAAGGATGATAAAAATGTTAAATAATGCTACTACTAAAATTGGAAAAACTGCTTTAAATGAAGAAGGTTATTATGAACTATTAATTTCAAATGATGAATTAAACACTTTAATTGAAAACTCTTATGTAGATTTTAACGGAAATTATAAACACCATAATTGGTTTAAAATTAACTGTTACTCATGTAATGGATTTATAATTAAAAATGATAAAATTACATTCTTAAAACTTCATGATGGATTAGAACAATTAGAGATATTTTCTGGTAAAATAGTTTAAAAAAGATTTAAAAAACTATTGACGTACTGCTATAAAAATGATATAATAATAACTGTAAAATAGTTAAACAAATTATCTTACAAAATATTAAAATAAGAAGGATGATAAAAATGAATGTTCACGATACTAAAACAATTAATAAAATGGAAACAGAAAAACAAAACTATAACGAGTTAATGAATACCATTGAAGATTTAAGATATAGAAGTGCATGGGGGATCTTTGATGAAGATATAGATACTGACTTATTAGATAATACTATTGAAATGCTTTCTAAAATTGCTATAAAGCATATAATGAAATTCTATTCTTATAAATATCCAGAATATTCTGAAAAATTAAGAAAAGAATCAGCTGAAAATCATGTTAAAAGAGGTTTACAAATTTAAATAAAAAGTTTTAAAAAACTATTGACGTACTGCTATATAAATGCTATACTAATAAAGTAGTAAAAATACTAAATAAAAGGTGGAAATAAAAATGGAAAATACAATGGAAAAAGTAATTTTAAATAAAAGTTTAGCGGAAAAATTAATATCATTTATGACTGACAAAAAAAGTAAATGGAATTATTCTAATGTTCCTACTATTAAAGAAGTAATGAAAGTATTAGAATGTAGAAAAGCATGTGACTATACACCTATGAAAGAAACAGATTTATATAATAATAATAGCGTAGGTTATTGTATTTTACAAGAAGTTATGTGGAATGTATTAGGTGATAAAGAATTAATTTAAATAAAAAGTTTTATAAACCTATTGACGTACTGCTATATAAATGCTATACTAATAAAGTAGTAAAAATACTAAAAATAAAGGATGATTAAATTATGAAAACTACTACTATGATAATTGCTAGACTAATGAAAGCACCAAATGACATAAACGGAAATCCTAGAAAAGGTTATTTAGTAAGTGAAGTAAAAGATGGTTATTTCCTTGATATTGACTTTATTTTATCACGACATAACGGCAATACTGAACTAAAAGCTTGTTATCCAGAAGCTGTTATTAATTATGAATCAACAGATATTACAGTCAAGGAATACAATAATCTTAAAAAAAGATTTAAAAAAGTTTTATAAACCCATTGACGTACTGCTATAAAAATGGTACAATAATAATTGTAAGGAGGTTACGAAAACAGTCTTACAAAATACTAAATAAAAAGGACGATAAAATTATGAAAAACTTACTAAAAGCAATTAAAGGATTATTCAAGAAAGAACTTAAAGCAGAACAACAAATTGAAAAACTAATTAAAGAACAAAATGAAAGAATTGACTTAGTAACAAAAAACCTAAATAACTTAAATAGAAAACTAGGATTAAACTACTAATACCAAACATTGAAAGTAAACTTAATTATTGTAAGCTAGATAAATTATATTAAACTACTACTATCAAAATACTAAAAATAAAGGATGATTAAATTATGAAAACTACTACTACAAAACTATTACAATATTTACCAATATTTGTTATAACACTTATTTTAAGTGCTTATAACAATATTTCTAATGATGAAATTTCTGACAAATTCTTAAATAATGAATGGAATAATACTATTGAAATTATTGAAATAAGTGAGGAGAGTGAAACTATCTATGCGATTGATTTTGAAAGTGGTCACCCATATATTATAGAATTATTTGAACTATATAACTTGAATGAATCAAATTTAGAAATAAATCTTGGAACACTTGACAATTTAGAAGTTATAGATAATTTAGAAGTTATAGATAATTTAGAAGTTCTTAGAAATAATAATTTAGAGATAGGGTCTATTATTGAATTAGGTGGTATTGATGAAGAAATATTATTTTTAAATATCGTAGAATAAAGTTTAATAAATGTTTGACAGTACGTCTTTAATATGATATAATAAAAAAGGTTACTAATAGACTTAATTAAAAGTTCATTAGTAACCTTTTTATAAACTTTTCTTATAACCATTTACAAATTCATTATAATATGGTATACTAAATAAGTAAGTTATTCTAGTAACTTACAAATTATTTAAGAAAGGTAGGCGAAAATATTTGAATAAGATCATCTTTATACTTAATGATATTTTAACAGTTATTGAACTATTAATCAAGATAGGATTTAAACTTTTTTCATTAATAAGTTTAATTAGACTGTTACAACTATATATCATTAAGTAGTTTATAACCGTTCAATAATTTAGATTGTTGAAAACACAATTATTGAACGGTTAATATAAAGATGAAGTTCAATAAAACTATGAAAGAAAGAATTAATGAAGAATCAATATTTAAAGAAATATTTACAGCTATGATATTATTAATAAAAATATTTTTTAATTTATTTGGATTAGTATTTTTGATATTCTTAATAATAGAGGCTACTAGAAGTCTTATAGGAAATATTCTATAAGACTTTTTTATTGTCTAAATATATACTTTTTTAAGTAAAACATTATGGTAGATTTTTATGATGGTTATTGAAAGTATTGAAATGAACGGTTATGAACGGTTATGTATAAATATGAACCGAACCTTTTTGTTAAACCTTTGGTGTATCGTTGTAATGGTTGATAGATTAGTTAGTGTAATGATTAACATAATAGTTGTTATAATGGTTATTATAACTGTTAACATACAAATAAATAATTTATATACGTGTAAGTAAATTTGTCCGAACACCACTAGAATTAGATATTGTAATAATTACCAGTTTTTAACAATGGAATCAATGCCCATATTTTGTAATAAATACCATAAAATTAAAGTGTTTCTATTGGTTATAATGTCAGTTATGTTCAATAGAACTACTTTACATACTTTTATAACAACAACATAACTGACCATAATAGATATAACTATATTACATCTATTTAAATACCATTTAAATGCTTAATATAAATACTTAATTCAATAACAATATTTTTTACTACTATAAAATTAAACACTCTTAAATAGCTTTAAAATAGCCTTAAATTGCATTCTGTTTAATATACTTAATATAACATAATTAATTTGTTGTAATTTCATACAATATGTTATATTAAATGGTGTCCTATCAAAATAATGGTATAAGTGGTAGGGGATGGTAAAATTTCATTGAAATTGAAAACTGGGTATTGGTAAATAAATAGTTTTATAAATAGTTTTCGAAAATTTACCTTTCTAAAAATGAATAAATAGTTTTCGGAAATTTACCTTTCTAAAAATGAATAAATAGTTTTATAAATAGTTTTCGGAAATCTCATTTTATTTTTCTCCTACATGTGTTAGCAAAATTATAAACACAACAACAAAATATATTCTCTTAACTACTATCAGAAGTATTTCTATAAAAGATACTTCTAAATATTCCACCAATGCTAAACTAGCTTATTCCACCAAACTAGTTCCTGTAACATTAAATATATTCTAATTTAAATAAAATAGTAATACAACTCTTTCAACATTATTTTATAAAACAATACAAAAGATTCTATGAAATACTTTATAAAATACAAAAAAAGCTACTAGATTATTTCTAATAGCTTTAGCATTAAAAATGCTTTTTGTAAAATTGATTGTGGTGGAAGTAACTTATCAATGTCATTACATAAGAATTAAAAAGACTTAGTAATAGAAATTTATTTAATAAGGATTATTAAAATGATGATATTTGAAGTAGAAGTTTATTTGACAAGGAAAATTTAATAGAAAATAAACTAAGTCTAATTTAATAATTATTATAAATGACTATGAATAAATTTAAAAACAAAGGTTTTTTGGTGGGATTACCAAATACTAATAAAAAAGATATGTTTATGCTAGTTAGCTTTAATAGCTTTTCTAACATAAACATATCATAACATAAATGGTAAACTTTTACAATAAATAATATAACATTTTTTAATTTTTATTTAGAGTATGCTTTTTTAAATTTTCTATATAAAGTATTATTAGCTCTTTTAACTATTTTTTCAGAATTCCATTTAATTAATTCATTGTAAACTTCGGTAGACATAAACTCTTTATCTCTTTGGATAATATTTGGCAATTCAATATCATAATATCTATTTACAATAAATTTATGAGTTAATAATCTTCCTATAATCCATATAGGTAAAATCATAAATAATCCAAACATTAATGCAATAAGGCTTATAGCAATAGCAAATATATCAAAAGTAAATAACATCCATTGTCTAGTTCCACTAAGATTAAACTTAGCTTTTTTAAATGTTGAATATTGTTTAGTTAATTTAGCTATTCTTTCAGTCTCTATTTCAGCTTGTGTTTTACGTTTTGGTGCATTAATTGTATAGGTATCAGCACTATAACCACCAAATACATTTCTACGACCTCTAGTAATAGTTTTACTCCCATTTTTATTATATCTAACATGTTTGTACGCCACTTTAATTTCCCCTTTATTTTATATTTGTAAAATAGTTTTTGTAATAACCTTACAAAATAATTATACTTCTAATTAAGTAAAAAGTAAATAAATATAATATAAAAAGGTTATAGTAATTTTTACCATAACCTTTTTATATTATAATCTTGTAATATATATTGAATTAATAGCATTATTAGTATCTAGTATTGAATCTTTATCAAAACTTAAACTAGGTTCTTTATCTAAGTCTTTTTTTATAAGATTGAAATAATCTAATGCTTCTCGTTTATTTTTAAATAATCTCATTTCATATTTTGATTGAAATTTACCTAGTGGGTCTACAGAGTAAGTAGGTCTATCTGGTTTAATATAATCTTTAAATTTATTTCTATAATCATTACTTTTAAAATCAACTTTATCAATAATGATATCATCATAATTTGTCATAAACACCTCTTCTAAATCTTCTAATGGTTCCTCATAAGATTCTTCGAATGGTTCTTCATAAAATTCTTCACGTATCTTATCTACAATAACTTTATCATTACTAGTTAGAGGGTTTAAAGTCTTAAAATTACTTTTTATAACCTCTTTAAATTCACTTTCAGTATGTATCACTGGTATAAATACTTCTGGGTTATTTTCTACCATAGGCTCTATTAATGGTTCTATCTTACTATTATCCTCTTTTTCTGATAGTTTTATTGAACGCTCTATATTAGAGTTATTAGTAGTTGTTTGTTGATTAGATTTATGATTCTTTTGCATATTTTGCATTGTAATAAATATTTGCTGTAGTTCAATATAATCTAAATTTATAGTATTTCCATTTTGATTTATTTTAATAGCATCATTTACACCACAAATAGTTGCATTAGTAGTTATTCCATTATCAATATTATTAAACTCTATTTCCATGCTTTTAACCATAAAACTTGTTTTAACCGTTAAATTAGTTAATTTATTATGAAATTCATCATAACTATTTTCTACCCCAAATAATTGCTGAAATATTATTTGAATACGGTCATTTAATATCTGTTCACCATTTTCAAACTTACTAATATAATCATATAACGTTGGCCTTGATATATTTAACGTGTTAGAAAAATTAGAAATAGTTACCTTATTATCTTTAAGTATTTTTTTAATGTTTATCTTTTTCATTATGTTACCCACCCTTTATTTTAATATTTTATCAAATGATATCGCCTAATTTAAATCATCTACAAGTTTCTTTCTATTAGGATTCACTATAAAGATCCTCCAAAGTTTATTGTGTAAATCCCTCACTAACCCAACCACATTTACATTGGTAATGCCAAACATGTGAGTCATGACTTCTATCTCTTTTTAATAGCTTTCCTGTTAGTGAATATGTCATAAAATACGGTTCTTGAACTAATAAAGTAATCTTTTTATGATTACATTTAGGGCATTCTGTGTATGGGTGTTCTTCCATTATTGTCTCCCTTTAAGTAAAAATCTCTCAAGATTATATAAAGTAGGTGAATGAGAAACCCAACTTTTTAAAGATAAAAGTATTCTAGATGGATTACCAGTCATTAAAGGTAATCTAAAAGCAGTTCCACCTTCTTCCATTATTTCTAATATAAAATCTTCATTACATTCACTTATAGTAATATTTTCTGTTTTACCTTCTATTATTAAGCTTCTTCTAATCCTTACATCATTATTTAGAGATGAAATAATAAGCCCTTCTTTTTCTCCTAAATTATTAATCATATCTTCAGTTATAAATTCATATATAAGTGTTTCAAAATTAATTTCTGAAGTATACCTATCTTCAGCTTCTTTTACTGCTTCGTTATAAAAATAATCATTAATCACAATAATCATCCTCCATTTCATCGTACTCTTTAGTACAACTTTCACATAATCCAGTTGATAAAATTTCATCTGATGGAAATGATAAACAGCAATCGTAACAAATTTCATTAGCTTCTTTTACACTATAAATAGTTACTTCCCCTTTTGCAATATAGTTACTAACATCATCTAAGAACTTTTGTCTAGCTTCTTCTTCACTATCTGCTTCTATTACTTTTAAATATTTATAGTTATAAGTTATTGTATACTCTATTTCAAATTCTCTTGAATCAATACTCATATTAACTTTCCTCCAATTTTATTAGTTAAATTTATCTTTATTATAAAACATTAAATAGCCTCAAATAAAATACTATCAGTAGCACTATTTTTTAGCTTATTAATATTATGAATATATCTATTTGTAGTTGATATATTAGCATGTCCAGCTAGTTCCTTAACATTGTGAATATTTGCACCATTAACTATAGCAAGGGTAATAGCCGTATGCCTAGTACTATGAAAACATATTTTCTTAGTTATTCCAACATCTTTACAAACTTTATCAATCATATAGTTTAATGTATTAGGACTAAGTTTAGCAGAAATATTGTTTCTATTTGAATGACCTATAAATAAATAGTCATCTTGATTTACAATAAAATCTCTACCAGACTGTAAAACATATTGTTCAATAAGATTCTTGACTCCTTTTTGTAATTTTACTAAATCATTCTTCCCACCTTTACGTATTACTTTAATAATATCATATTCACCAGAAGTTGTAACATCTTTTATTTTAATATTTATGATTTCACTTTTTCGTAAAGCAGTTGTAAGTGCTAATGCAATAATTGTTTTATTTCTTAATTGTAATAAATCATTTATATTAAAGCTATTTAATAATTTTTCACATTCTTCTTTAGTTAAAAATTGAGTTTCCTTACTGTTAATAACAGGACGTTCTTCTTTAAGATTAGTAAAAGGGTTAAACATAATTAAAGCCTTTCCAGAAGCATTATCGTTAAATTTCATTAACCAATTATAAATGGAACTTAAAGAACTTATTTTACGATTTATTGTAGCACTAGATAAACCTTTTTTTGTTAACTCTAGTATGTATTCCTCAGCATTTATAAAATTTACTTTTATAAAATCATTTATAGTTAACACCTCAATTTCATTTACATTAAAGAATTCTAAAATATCATTTTTGTAAGCTATAGCAGTATTTTTACTGTTTTTTGATTTCATTTCTAAGAAGTGGTTTACAAAATGTTTATTAGTTTTAAGTATTTTATTTGTAGTAGTAATTTCTATCATTTTAATCACCTTTATCTGTTATATTGTAAAAACCTTACAAAATACATTTTACACTATTACAGATTATAATGCAACTGTTTTATAACATAAAAAAAGTTACTAATTAAAGTAACTAAGTTTATTTATTGATTAAGTTATAGGTAACTAGTTGCTTATCACAAACTAGATTGTTGATTTCAGCTAATATTTTAGTAGTTGAATTACTTATTAATAGAAGCTTTTCTTCAATAAAGGGTTCCTCAGTTGTTCCTATCTTATTATCTTTATATAAATCTGTCAATAAATCAAGATTTTCAAGTGTATTTAATAGTTGAATAATTTTTAGTTGTAATTCTTCTTTATAAGTTGGTAAGTTATTTTCCATTGAGATTTCCCCTCTATTTTAAAATAGCCGAATTATACCGAACAAGTATTCGTTATAATGCTTACAAACAGATTATAACACATAATTCATCAATTAAATACACTTTTATCAAAAATAAATAAAAAAGGTTATATAGTTTATCCAGTTGTTACTGAAAGGTTTTATTATAAGTTATCTTTAATAGTTAAAACATTTTAGTAACAAATCTATATCTATTGCTACTACTAAGTATTCGTTAAAGACTTTATAACCTCTTGTTGACTTGAAACTGTTTCATTTAGTTTAGTTATTTCTTTATATAGACTTGAAATTTGGTTATTAAGGTCAGTAATATTTTTAATTTGAACCATTAATGTAGAATATACATCAGTTGATACAGTTAATTGTTGCTTAACATTTGAAAAATCATCTTTTAAAGAATCTAAATTATTATCTATATTATTTGTATTAACTGAGTTTTCTTGTAATAAAGTTAATATGTCATGTAGTTTAATTGAGTAATTAGCAAGTTGTATAGCAGTTTGTTTACTAATGCCGTCACTACCGTTCATATATTTATCAACTTCTTCTTCATGAGGTGTTTTAGGTAGAGGTAATGGGTCACCATATCCCTCATACTCTTTAATCTTTCTACATTTATAAATACTAGCTGAAACATTTACTTCTTTATTTATAGTTATACTATTATTATCAATATTTTCATATTTTAATAAAATAGTTTTTCCATCTTCATCATAATATCTATCTAATATTCTTATTTTCCCGCCTTGTATATCATGGATGCTTCCCTTTAAATAACGTTTTGACCTAGTGCTTATATCTTTTACCATTATTAAACATCTCCTATCATTATTATTAACATATTATAACATTTATAAAACTTATCTGTAAATAGCAACATAAACTTTATTAATAACTTCACAAATGTATTTTATGGCCATAGCTATTTTTAATGTTTTATATGAAAGCATTTCAAAATATAACTTTTATAGATACTATGGACATACTTTATATCACTTATTATCAATATAATTTAACCAATATTATAAGATTATGGACATAGTTCAAAATATTGGAAAAAATTCAATTGATTTTATGGACATAGTTATGTTAAAATTGTACTAGTTAAGTTAATGCTTACACTAATATAAACTAATAGGAGAGTTATAAGAGATGATTATAAAAATAGGAGTAGACACAGGAATAACAAATACTAAAGCAGTTCATAGACTACCAAATGGCGAAATAATTAAAGTTTGTATACCAACATCAATCAGAGAAGCATTAGATGGATTAGTTTTAAGTAATGAAACATATAAAACAAAAGTTGATAATAAAGAATATGTTGTTGGAGAATATAAAGAAAGAAAGTCTCCAGAACAATCACCTGATAAAGCTAATAACATTCATAGAGTCAGTGTTTTAACAGCTATATTTAAAGTATTAGAGCAAGCTAATTATGATAATGTTGAAACAGTTGAAATTTCATTAAATATTCCATTTAACTTATTTGTTGATAAAAATGAACATTATAAAATGAAACAACTTTATGAAAGAGACTTTTTAGAGATTGAGGTAGATGGACATAAGAAATTCTTTAATCTTAGAATTAATCTTTATCCAGAGGGATTAGGAATTGCTTTAAAGAATTATGATAAATTTGGTAAAGAAAAAGTATCTGTCTTAATGTTAGGTTCAATACATTGGAGTATAATTACCTTTACAGAAGCAATGCAACCAATATCTTTACAAACTACTATCGATGAATACGGGACATTATATTTAGTTGATGAAATTAGAAAAGAACTATACTCTAAAAATTATGAAATGTATGATAGAGATATTATTGAAAGATTGATTTCAAGAACTAAGAGACACATGAAAGAACATGATTATGAAATATCTGAAAAGTTAGCAGTAGAATATCTAAAAAAGGTACGTTCTGTAGCACACGACAGAGAAATTAGGTTTGATATAACTGACACAATAATTGCTGGTGGTGGTGCTTTATTACTTCAAGAACAAATTAAAAGAACATTTAAACAAAATACTACAATAACAGATAATGACCCATTGTTTGCTGATGCTATTGGGTCACTAAGTCTACTAAAATAAAAATAGGGGTGAAGTCATGCCTAAATTAACAGCTTCTGAAAGAACTAAGAAAATATATTTTAAAGAAGATAAAATTGAAATTATGGACTACTATATTAAACAGAAAAATAAATCAGAATATATTGTTACTCTTATTGAAAATGATATGAATGGGTTAATTCCAGTTCCTAAAGAAGTATTTAAACAAATGCAAGATATACTATTTAAGTTACAAAGTGGTTCAATAAAAATTGAAAATATTGAAAAAGAAGAGAAAAAAGAAGTCGAATATGAATTTGCAAATAATGTATTAAATTCTTTCTTTTCATTTGATAAGTAAAATATTTGTCATAAATACAAAAATAAAAGAGATTTAGTAAAAATACTTTATCTCTTTTTTCTATTTAATTTGACAATATCTTTTATTAAATATATAAAAATAAGCAAATATTTCAATAAAAGAGCTTAATTTGATATAACGTTAAATAAGTTTGTAAAAATATTATTTAAAAATAGTTGTATTATTTTAAAAAATAATGTATAATAAAAAAAGATAAACAAGTAGGTATGAAAAAAGACCTCCTAAAAAGGAAGTCTTAACTCGTTTAATTAAAGTTGAAATTAATAAATTAGCTACCAACCAATAATAACTCAACTTGTATAAATTAGCTACCAACTAAATTTATACGATAAAACTTAATATTAATAGACTTTGTATTCTTAACCAAAAAACAAATACTAAATCCCTCGACAAGATTTATTATATGACATTTTGGTTAAGAATACAAGCACTTTTAGGAAATTTTTTATTAATTTTCAAGTATACCATATTATGGAGTCTATTATCCACAGTTTTTTAAAATTGTGATAGTGGACTCTTTTTATTTTTATTAATAAAATCATATAATTTAATACGCTTATAAAGCCTAACTTATCCAGTACGGTTAGGATCCTAATAGCAAAGCATGTGGTGTAATCTCGCCAAAGTAAACTGGCTTGAAATGAGATTCGTAATAGCCCTTAGGTGTTTTATCAAATTTAGACCTATGGTTGCTAAAAGTAAGGCTCTATCCCTTTTTTAGCATGTTTTCCTAAACTCAAAATAAAGCGTGATGTGAAGTTCGTTCACCAACCACTAATATCGTTGTGAAATGAGATTATGTTGTATATCTAAAAAAGGGAGTCGTTAACAGTAGGCGTATAAAAGCTATTGATATAAAGTTATAGGACGGCAGTTCGACATTAATTTGTGGGATGTAATTACACAGTTTTATAAAGCATGGATAACATAGTGATATTTATCTAACTTAAAGGAAAATCTCTAAGGAGAACCGAATAGAACTAACTTGTATGGGCAATGAACGGTACATTTTAGGGTTACATAGTATAGACTTACGATAAGAGTTATTTCATTAATTTGAGATAACTTTTTTATTTTTAATCTATTTTTAAAGCTACTAAGGGAGAAGTATGCCTTACAATAGGTCATCTAAGACGTTTAAATATATTGTAGATAACTTACGTGTACTAATATACTAGAATAAAATATTACAAGTATCTTTAATATTACATATATATATGTAATATTATTATAAGTAATATATAAATAACTAATAATAAAAAGATTAAAAGATAAAATATTGTTAAACTGATAAATAAAAAAATGGACAGAGTCATATTTACATCTTTTTATTATTTGTAAAGAATTTTTTGTATATTGTTTACATATAGTATAAGTCACATGGTTATATGTATGAATAAATTTAACCATAAAGTAGGTGAACTAATATAATGGAATTTTCAATAAAAACACCAGATACATATAATGGAGTAGACTTAACAAAATTAAATGACAAACAAAAACTATTTTGTGAGGAATTCGCTATTTGCAGAGTTTGGGCTATTGCTGGTGAAAAAGCTGGATATAATAGAAGATATAGTTATTTACTTAAATCAAGAGATGATATTAATGCTTACATAGCGTGGTTTATAGACACATGTAGAACGGATAAAGTAATGAGTGAACAAGAACATTTAGAAATACTAAGTTCTATCGCACGTGGTGATATTGTAACAGAGGTTGTAACACCAGCGGGTGAAATTGTTAAGAAGCGTCCAGACATTAGAGACTCAGTTAAATCACTAGAATTAATTGGTAAACATTATGGAAGCTATACAGAAAAAATTGATGTGAATGCTACACAAGTTATTACTGTTACATTTGAAGAAGAACTTTCAGAGGATGAGTTAGCAGAAGAATTTGGAATAGAATAATTAAAAATACCCCAATAAATGTAATAAAAAAGTTAAACTAGTGACTCCTCCACATTAGTTTAACTTTTTTATTACATTTATTAGAGGTGATAACTATTCCAATACAATTAAAATTACCTCCTAAATCAAAAATATTTAATGAGTCATTTTTAAAATATACTTTTAATGATAAAGAATACGATTTATTGACTGAGTATAGAACAAGAACATTAGTTTTTTATGGTGGAGGAGGAAGTGGCAAGTCAAAATTTGTAGCTCAAAGAACTATCTTAAAATGTTGTACAATGGATAATCGTAAAGTACTTGTTTTAAGAAATGTATTAGCAACAGTACGTGACTCAGTTTTTGCAGAATTTAAAAAAGTATTATCAGAATGGAAGATATCTCATGTGTCTGATATTCGAGAAACCTTTATGATGATAACATTACCAAATGGTAGTGAGATATTATTTAAAGGATATGATGATGAAGAGAAAATTAAGTCATTAGAGGGGCTTACAGACATAATTGTTGACGAGGCGACTGAAATAACAAAAGAGAAGTATGACCAGCTACATTTGCGTATTCGTAATAGGAGGGCTGGATTTAATCAGCTTATCGTTTTATTTAATCCAATAGGTAAAGATAATTGGGTATTCCCTACATTTTTTGAGGGTGATAGTCCAAGAAATTGTATTATCCATCATTCTTATTATATGGGCAATAAGTTCTTACCACCAGAATATGTAGAGTTTCTTGAAGACATGAAAACAAATAACTATAGAAAATATCTTATTTATGCTTTAGGCCAATTTGCTAGTTTATCTAAAACAATTTATGAAAATTATGAAGAGTTTGAGTTTGATGAGTATGCTTTAAGAAAATCTGGAATTACTTGTTATTTTGGATTAGATTATGGATATACAAATGACCCTACAAGCTTTGTAAAAGTCTACTGTGATGATGAAAATAAAATACTTTATATAGCAGATGAACTTTATGAAAAATCAATGCTTAATACTGATATTTCTGATTGGATATTTAAAAGAGGTTATTCAAAAGAATTAATAACAGCTGATAGTGCAGAACCAAAATCTAATGAACAACTTAGAAAAGAGGGAATTAGAAATATTAAAGGTTCTCGTAAAGGAAGAGACTCAGTAGCACATGGTATAGCCTATATACAAGAATATAAGATTTTAGTCCATCCAAGATGCCCTAACACGCTTCTGGAGCTTTCTAACTATTGTTGGTTACAAGATAAAAAAACTGGTGAATATAAAAATGTTCCCAGTCAAACTTATAATCATATTATGGATGCTCTTAGGTATGCCTTAGAAAGTAAAATTAGAAAAGGTAGAGTTAAAACTATGAATAAACGATTATTTGGATTTTAATTTTTTTAAGATATTATTAGCACTCGCTATTGTAGTTTGCTAACAAATTTATAGAAAGGAGAATGATATGAATCCGTATACAAACTGGTTTCCTAGACAGTATTTTTTAAACGATGATTTTGAAATGGGTGATGTATTAAGTATAGTTGATTTATTTCTTGAAAGACGTACTCAATATAATTTATTGTATGATTATTATATTGGTAAACAAAGTATTTTAAATAGACGTATGGAATCAGATAAGATAAACAATAAAGTGGTTAATAATTATGGAAAAAATATAGTTGATAATACTACAAATTATTTTTTAGGAAAACCAATTACATATACATCAATGAATGAACAAGGATTAGAATTACTTAAAAAAGAATTAAATCTAAATAATGTTCAAAATATTGATGTAGAACTTGGAAAAATTTCATCCATTTACGGACACGCTTTTGAAATACATTATATAGATAAAAATGGTAATCATAGATTCAAATACAGGACTCCTAAAGACGTTTTAGCGATATATTCAGCTAAAGATGATGCGATAATGCTAGTAGCTATTAACGTAGCTATTGTACAAGATTTTAAAACAAATACTGATATATTTTTAATAGATGTTTATACAGATTCTGAAATTACTTCCTATAAAAAAGAGATAGGAAAATCATTTGAAATTAGTGAAGTTAAACCCCATAAATTTGGACAAGTTCCAGTTATTGAATTTCTAGCAAACGATGAACGTCAAGGTGATTTTGAAAATGTTATTTCTATGATAGATGCTTATGATAGTGCTGTTTCAGACTCAATTAATGATATATCTTATTGGAATGATTCTTATTTAATGTTAAGAGATATGATGGGAACAGAACATGAGGATATTATTGAAATGAAGAATAATAGGGTTATTCTTGTTGATGGAAGTGGTGATGCTAAATTTATCACTAAAAATGTTAATGATACCCATGTAAATAATGTTAAACAAAGACTTACCGAAGATATTCATAAATTTAGTGCATGTCCTAATCTATCTGATGAGTCATTTGCATCTAACCTAAGTGGAACAGCTATAAAATATAAAATGATCGGTTTAGAGACAAAAACATTTATTAGAGAATGTAAATTTAAATTAGCATTAAAGAAACGTATTGAACTTCTTGTTAAAACTATGGTAGCTAAAAATGGAAATATTAATGAAATAGCTAGTTTGCCAGAAGAGGTAACAGCAGTTTTTGTAAGAAATATCCCATCAAACCTTGTTGAATTGGCCGATATAATCGTTAAATTAAGAGGGGTAGTAAGTGATGAAACATTGCGTTCACAGTTATCTTTTATTGCTGATTTAGAAAGAGAATCTAAATTATTAGAAGAGGAAAAGCTAGAACAAATGAAACAAGAAATGGAAATGGAAATGTTTCCAAAGGGTTCAACTATAGATAATTTAACTGAGGAACAATCTTATGATGGAATGAATGAATATAATTTACAAAGAATGAAAGTTAGTGAGGATTAATAATGCAAAGCTTGGATAAAAGCTTGGAGGAGCTTATGAATTCAACTATGTTTAAGGTTAACTCAGACTTTAATAAAAACTTTAAACAAATAGAAAAAGAGATAACTAAATTGCTTAGATATCTTAGTAAGTTATTTAAGAAGTATAAATATTTTAATGATGACGATAGAACTAGATTAATTAATCAGGATATTATTTCAGAAAGATTTGTTTCAAATTCTATATTTACTATCAATAGTTTAGCTGAGAAATACTCAATATTCTTAAAGGGTTCATTAGATGAAAACTTTAAGAATACGGTTAAAAAAGCTACTATTGCTTTTAATGCTGTATTAAATAGAATTTCTGAAATTAGTTTTAATGAATTTGAAGAATTTATGGTATTAAATAATACTACTTATGGTTATGACCCTTTAATTAATATCCCTATTAGGTCAAATGATTTTGTAAATGATATACAAGTAATATTACAAAATTCAATTATAGAAAATAAAAGTTTTGATGAATTAAAGAAACAAGTAATGAAACGTTCTAGTTTATTCAGACATTTTATTTTACAAGGTGCTTGGTCAGAACATTCAAGGGTAGTTAATACATCTCTTTTAATTATGTATGACAAATTAGGTATAGAAAAAGTTCAATGGCTTGATGCTACTGAACAAATTGATGTATTTAATAATAACTCCTATTTAACAATGGTTTGTGATAAATGTAGAGATTTAGCAACTGGTGGAAAATATGGAGACGGAATATACGAATTAACTATGTTTAACATTAAAAAAGACCCTAGTTTATACAACGCTGATTTTCTTATCATACCAGCTCATCCAAAATGTAGATGTATTGTTGTTCCAGTTATTTAACAATCAATTTTATAAAAATATATTAATTGAACTACTAGGGTTAAAAAACTAGTTAGGGCAAAAGGAGAATAAATTTTATGCAAACAATAGATTCAAGTCAAATTAGCAGTTCAAACATTACAGGTGGAATTACTTCCGCTACGGGTATTACAGGAACGGTGATTTCAAGTAATGATAATAATTTAAATAATTTAAGTGCTGAAAACGTTACAGCATTTATTGAAAACAATCCATCCATGTTAAAAGAACTTATGGAAAAAGACTTTGCAAAGCCTATCTTACAATCTAAGATGGACAGCCATTTTACAAAGAGTCTTGACACGTGGAAAACAAATAACTTAGATAGCTTAATTAATGAAAAAGTAAATGAACTATATCCAGCTGAAACAGAATCAGACAAACAGCTTAGAGCATTACAACAACAAGTTAATGATATGAAAGCTGAAAAACAACGTTCTGATTTAGAAGTTGTAAAAAGGGATATTATTTCTGAACAACAAATTAATAGTAAATTTACAGAATTTATTTTTGGCTCATCTAATGAAGAGATTAATGCAAATGCTGTTAAATTAAAAGAATTAATTACAGAACAAATTAATCAAGGTGTTGAATTAAGATTTAAAGAATCATCTCATACACCAAAAATAACAACTAGTAATTCTAAATCTAATAGCTCACAGCTAGAAGAATTCGATAAGATGACTATTGCACAAAGGACACAATTAAAGAGAGAGAACCCATCTTTATATAGTGAATTAGTTAGTAAATTATAAAAATAAAAAATAAGAAAAGAGTGATTAATGTATGCCTTCAAATTCAGGTTATGAAAATCCAACTGTAGCACAAAATAGCTATACAGTTGCTGGAGATTTTATTGATATTCAAGTAATTGGAGATTTTATCTCACAAAAATTAATTAAATTAGTTAAATTAGCACCATTAGCAGAAATTGACAATACTTTAGTTGGACAAGCTGGTATGACGATTACACATCCATTTTATAAATATATTGGTATGGCTCAAACTATTGATGAATTAGACCAAGTTCCAGTTGGAAACGTTGATATGGACACTTTACAAGCCACTGTAAAGAAAGCTGTAAAAGATTTAGGTTTCTCAGATGAATCTATTTTAGCATCTAATGGAGCTGTATTATCAGAGGGAACACGACAATTAGCTATCTCTATTGCGGATAAAATTGATAATGATATCGTTACATTATTTAGAGGTGCCACAACTACTCCACAGGTAACTATTTTAAACGGTGAGTTAGACTTTACACAAGCTTCATTAGCAAAATTAAAAGTAGCATTTGGTGAAGATTTAGAAGAAGCAACAGTACTTTTAATCAATTCTACTAATTACGGTAAAATATTAGCTATGCCAGAGTTCGTTGCCGTAATGCAAGGTCAAGCGTTTATGACAGGTCATGTTGGACATGTAATGGGGTTAAATATTGTTGTATCAGACCGTTTAACAGATGATGAGGCGTACTTAGTTCGTCAAGGAGCTTTTGCAATTGCTTATAAACGACATGTACAAGTTGAATCTGGTCGAGCTATGAATGTTCGTGGGTTCCGCATTGGAGCAGATGTTCATTATGTAACTTACTTACGTGATAGCTCTAAACTTGCTAAATTAACTGTAGCTGATTCTGTAACGCCCTAGTTCAAACCCTACTCCACCTATGCTATTTAGCATGACTGTAGGGGAAACTAGTAATACAGAAAATACTTTTGTAGATGAACCAATTGTTGAAATCTTAGAGGAAGTTCCACCTAAACCTAAGAAGAAACGTGGTAGACCTAAAAAGGTAAAGTTAATAGAATAAAGTATTTATAATTAAGGGCTATTACTAATGTAGTCCTTAATTATTATACTACTATTATATGTTAAAGGATGGTGTATGTCAATGTTTATTTACCCACCTAGACAAAATAATGTCATAGTAAATGATGGTATTTTAGAAAATAATATATCAGAACGTAGACCAACTCCAGTAACAGTGACTATTACTTTACTTGCAATAGCGATAGCCAATGATGCTGGTTTAGATACAGATGATGAAAACGTAAGGAAAAATATAAATAGAGCTGTAAAATCTATTTATACAAAAGTAAAAACATATTTAGGATATGAACCACCAGAAATTCTTAATGACATTATTGCTGAAATGTCTATTGTTAACTATGACAGATATTCTGATTTAACAGGACAACATAGCGATTTGACAAGACTTACACGTGGTGACTATACCGTACAATATGAGAAACAAAGGACTCCAACATCATCTGATGGACGTGTTGATTTATTTGGTGATTACGAATGGATTTTACGAAAATATAAAAAACTTAGGATGTTATAAGTATGGCTAGAATTTTACAGAATTATGCACCTATGGAAATAGAACAAACTTATTTTGATGTAATGGATATTTATAGAATGGTAGAATCAGTTCAAACAAATGGTTCAATAAAAATGGTGAGACAAGTTATTTATGAGGGAATACCTTGTGCTTATTCAGTTGGAACAAGACCCAACTTAAATAGTGTTATGGAAAATAGTTATTATAATAATGAATCTGGTTCAGCTAATAGAGTTAGAACACAACCTAGAGTATTTTGTAGTCCAGCTATTTTTCTAAAACAAGGTGATGAATTTATTATAACAACTAATTATAGATACGTTACTGTAACAGCTGGAGAACCAGTTGTATATCCATGTCATCAAGTAATGCATGTTCAAGAAGTTAGATATGCTTAAAATTTAGTGTAAAGAGGTGAGTAAAAGATTAACAAATTACTAGAAGACCAAATTGTATCAAATCTTAAAATATGGTTTCCAGATTCTAGAATTATTATTGGAAATGTAATTCAAAATGCTCTTCCAAATGATTTAATCATAACTGTTTTAGATGAAAATCCTATTCCATTATCTCATGTAGTAAGAAGAACAATTCCTTTTATACAAGTTTCTCTTTTACAAACTACTTTAGATAAAAATATAGCAAAAGAATATTTAGCAAATGCTTTAATGAGTTTTAGAATAGTTAATAGATTTTATTTATCAGAATCTTTTAATATATTTGATGTTAATAATTCTATTAATGCACAGTTTATGGTCGATTATTGGGAAGTAGTTAATCCTATTGATGATGACGAAAATCCCGGGGAAGAACCAAATAATTAAAATAATAATAAAAGAGAGAGTGATTAAATGAGTACAACTGTAATTGGGGTGCAAGAGTTATTTTATGCACTTATCCTAACTGAGGATGAAACAACAACAACTTATGAATCACCAAAACGTTTAGGATATGTACAAGAGTTAACTATTACTCCATCTACTGAGAGTGCTTCTCAATATGGAGATAATAGAGTTATTGAAACTTACACTAGTTTAGGTGCTATTGAAGTTGGGGTTACTTTAACAGGTATTGAACCAGAGATTGAAGCAGAAGTATTAGGTCATGCTTATATTGATGGAGCAACTGTTAAAACAGCTATTGACCAAGCACCTAGAGTAGCTTTATTGTATAAGCGTTTAATGGCAGATGGTTTATTCCGATATAAAGTTTTATACCGTGGACAATTTGCATTACCAGAAGAAGCAAATAATACAAAAGAAGATACTGTAACATTCCAATCAACATCTTTAACAGCAAGCTTTATCCCTCGTTTAAGTGACCAAGTATTCGAATATCAAGTAGATGAAAGAGTTGCTGAGGGTGATGCCGTTGTTCAAATTACTGAATGGTTTACAGAGGTTCAAGAACCATTAATTGATGAAAATATTACACCTTAATTAAAATATAAATAAAATTTGGAGGAAACAATTATGAAATTAACTTTATTAATTAATAATGAAAAGAAAGAGTTCACACAACCATCATTTATTCCAGCACTAGTATTTAAAGAAGCTATTATTTTATCTGAAGAATTACAGAATGATATGAAAGTAGAAACATTAGATAAAACTATTGAGTTCGTTTCTAGTAAACTTTACAATAATGGGTTTACAGTAGAGGAGTTTTGGAATGGAATTGATATAGGGGATTTATTACCTATTTTAGGTGAAGCATTAAATTCACCTATGAATCGTATTAGTGGTGTTTTAGATAAACAAAAAAACTAATTAACACCAATGTAAATATAAAAGGGAGTATGGAAAATAATGTTCCGTATTCCCTTTTAGACTTTATAAATGATTTTTATATGTCTAGGATTGATGTAAATTGGACATTAAATGAAATTGATAAAACAGACTTATTACATTGGTGTGAAATTAGTGTCTGGAAAGCTAATAAAGATTATGATGCACAATTAAGGGCTTTAGATAAAGGAAATTACTAGATTTTTATTAAGCCTTTTAAAAGAGGTGATTTAGATAGCAAGACGTAGTGGTGCAACTATGAATCATAATATTAAACCAGAAGTATTTAAAAGAAATGCCTTAATTTATGGAAAAGAGCTTGTTAATGAAGCTACATTTAGAGGTAGAGAAGTAGCTAAAGAAGAAGCTAGAATTGATACAGGAGCTTTATATCAAAGTATTATATCAGTACCAGCAGTTGTTAAAGGAAACAATATTTATGGCAAGATTTCTACAGGAATATATTATGCACATTATCAAAACTTTGGGTATATATCCGCAAGAGGTCGAGGTCATTGGGTAGAGGGTACCCACTTTATGGAAGCTGGAGGAGATGTTGCTTTAAAATATTTAAGAAATAAAGGTTCAAGTTATTTAACACAAATTACTAAAAGATAAAAGTAGGAGGTGAAATATTATATCAACTACAGAAAATTTAGAGTTAACCGTCTTTTTGAACATTGATGATGTAGAAAAGATGTTTAGAAGAGTTTTAAATGAATCAAATAAAACAACAGAACAAATAGATAAGTCATGGAAAGATATTGGTAAAGATTTAGCTGATATTTGGGGATTTTCAGGAAAAGCAGTTAAAGATTTTGCTAAAAAAGCTGGAAGTGCAATGATAGACGTTGGTAAGGATATTTTTAAAACAGGTGTTGATTATAACCAAACATTAGAAAATTCTTTAGCATATTGGACAACTATGACTGGAAGTTTAGAAGAAGCTAGAAAGAAACAAGCTGAAATACAGCAACTAGCACTTCAAACCAACTTTGATTACAAAGGTACGGATGAATTAACTAAAGTATTTGAACGTCTAGGAATTGGCGGTGATCAACTAGCTAAAAATGTTAATGCTATTGATGATGCATTATCAGCTATGGGAAAAGCTGGGGATACTAATGCTATGATGGGTGTAGCAAACGCTATATCTCAGATTGCTGGTAAAGGGAAACTTAGTGCTGAGGAAATGAATCAGTTAGCTAACCAAGGTATTGAGGGATGGCAATTAATGGCTAGGTCACAGCTTAAAGCAAAAGGTGTATTAGAACCAACTACTAAACAATTAAATGACCAAGTTATTGCATTACGAGGACAAGCAAAAGCGGGTATATCATCTGATGAAGCTATTAAATTATTGATTGATGGAATGGAATTATATAAAGGTGCTGGAGATGAAATGGCCGGTACTATGCAAGGTTTAAAAGGTAAGTTAGAAGACCTTAAACAAATATTTTCAGGACAAATTGTAGAACCATTCTTTGATGCAATAGCTAGATTAATGATGCCTTTAGTTAACGCTGGTGAAGAAATACTTAATTTACAAGCACTAGGTAAAGACTTATTTACAGGAGATGCCTTTAGTGGTTCTGATAATCCTTTCCTAAAATTCTTTGATTCTATTGCACCAACATTAGCAAATATTAATGATTTATTTTGGACAACAGTTGCTGTAGCACAAGAGATGTGGAAGGACCTTTACAGAGATGATGTTGCTAAAATGTTTCAATCTGCTATGGATGGATTAGCAAAAGTATTTGGATTTCTTAGTGATAATATGCATTTAATACTTCCAGCAATTCCAGTTATAATGAAATTCCTTTTAGCTAAAAGTGTTGTTAATAAATTTAAAGAATCATTTGGTAAACTAGATGATATTTTAAAAGCTACTACAGGTACATTTGAAAAATTAGCTGGACTAGGTAAAATGGGATGGATTAAAATTGCTATTACAGCTATAGCATTATTAGTAAAGTACTTTATGAATCTTTATAAAACTAATGAATCCTTTAAAGAAGCTGTAGATAAATTATGGGCTTCATTTAAAGAGGGATTAAAAATATGTAAAGATTTTATTTCCAATGCTTTACAAAAAATGGGTGAATGGTTTGATAAAGTTAAGGATAAAGCAAATAAGGTAAAAGAATCATTCCAAAACTTTTCTAATAATATCTCAGATAAGTTTAATGGTGCTATTGATAGTGCAAAAGAAAAACTACAAAACCTTAGAGATGGATTTCAAACAATTATTGAAGTAATTAAAAATAAACTAGCACCAGTATTTGAATTTCTAAGTAACTTAATGAATTTCCTTAGTGTATTATTCGTAAATACCGCTAAAATTATTACAATCATTCTAGTTGAATCGTTTAAATGGTTAGTAGAAAATATTAAACCAGTTATTGAAAGACTTAAAGAAGTATATGAAATAATTAAAAATAAAGTTATTTCAGTATTTGAAGATTTTAATAAAAAATTGGATGTAATTAGAGAAGTATTTGCTATTGTAGCTGATGCTATTAAACAATATTTAATTGATAGATTTAACCAAGTAAAAGAAAGAGTTGAACTAGTAATAAGTATTTTCCAAGATATTTGGGCGTATATTATGGAAAAATTAACTCCAGTATTTGAGTTCTTTAGTGGGATTATTGATAAGGTAAAAGAAACATTTACAAATCTTTATGAAACGATTAGAGATAGTGTAATTACTATTTTTGAATCTATAATGGATAAAATAAGTTTATTTATTGAAATTGGAAAACTCTGTGCAAGTTTTATTATTGATAAATTAATAATTGCATTTAATTGGTGGTATGACATTGCTAAAACAGTTTGGGGAGCTATAGCAGACCTTATTAAAATTATAGTAGAAAAATTCTTATCAATATTAGAAAATACTAAAACTAAGATAATGGAAGTTATTGATAGATTTAGAGAATTTGGAAATAAAATTAAAGAATATGTTATGGATAAAATTAAGGCTACTATAGAGGTTATACAAAAAATAGTAGACAAATTTAACTACTTTAAAGATAAAATTAAAATATATGGTATAGACCAACTAGAAAAGTTAGGTGCAAAATTTGATTGGGTAAGTGGTATTGTAGATAAATTTAAAAGAAAAATAGATGAACTAGTTAGGAAATTTCAAGAATCAAGAATTGGTCAATTAGTTGGTGAAATTGGTGATGCATGGAATAAATTAGCAGGACGTTCTATAACAATTGATACAGATTTAAATAATGAAAATAACCCTTTAGGAACATTTAGTTATCAAGGTTCTGGATTAGGTAGAAATGCCTCAGGTTTATTAAGTCCAGATATAGGTGCATTAAGAACTTTTGCTAATTCTTCTGTTAGAAACTTAGGTGAATCTACAAATGAAAATGGCACTGGAAATAATTATTATAATGTTAATGTATCTATTGAAGCAAAAGGCCTATCACTAGAAAATAGTTCAGAACGTTCTAAAATAGCTGGAATGTTAGCTAAGGATATGGATAGAGCTTTATTTAATAGGATGCAATCTAATAAATTAGGAAGAGGGATGGTGTAGATATGTTAAGTATTTTAATAAACGATATTGATTTATTTCAAGAGTATAAATTATCTACTCCAGAACGTCCTAATATTCCAACTCCACAAATGAGATATAAAGTTATTGAAGTTGAGGGAATGGACGGTTCTTATACACAAGAAATAGGTTACTCAGATATATCTTTCTCAATCAATTTTAATGTAATAAAAAGAGGAACTAACATAAAAGCTTTATTAAGAACTCTAAAAGGTTTATTTATGAATGCTAATAAACTGGTATTTACAGATGAGTTAGACATGTTTTATAAAGTAAAAAGGATTACAATAGGTGATATTCAAAATGAATATATTACTTATGGATATTTTACAGTAAATTTTGAATGTGATCCATTTACATATGAAAGTAATGTTCAGGATATTTCTAATTTAACTGGAAATCTAACTATTACAAATAATGCAACCTATAAATCTTTACCTATTATTACCGTAGAGTATACAGCTAATTCAACTATAACATGGAATGGAAATATTATTGAATTAATGACTAGTCCAACTAATGAAATCACTATTAATAGTACAATTAAAGATGCTTACTTTACTAATATTAATATGAATAATTATATGAAAGGTAGTTTTCCTATATTAGAAGTTGGTGATAATATTATTTCATTTAGTAGTAGTATTTCTGGAATAACTATTTCTCCAAATTGGAGGTGGTTATAAAATGTCAATAACTATTTACAAACCAGATGAGACAGACTTTACACATAATGGACTTGGATTGTTAGATAATAGATTAATTGATATTGAAGTATTTGAGGAATTTAACGGAGAATATACAGCTAGTTTTACATATCCATTAGGTGGAAAATTGTCATCTTACATCATTGGTGATGCACTTATAAAGTGCTTTACACCAAATGGTTTACAATTATTTAGGGTAAAAGAACTTAACCCTAGTATGGGAATCATTAATGTAAAAGCTTACCATATATTTTATGATTTATTAGATAACATGGTTATGGATATATACCCTTATAACATGAATGGTCAGCAGGCATTAAATACAATACTTAATGGAATGGTAACCCCACATAATTTTACAGCAAGTTCTGATATAGGTTCTTCATCAAGTGATGGTAGCGATTCCTCAGATGAAAATGCTAGTGCTAGGATTATTCGTAAAAATGGTGTAGATGCAATTATGGGTGATTCTAAGAATACGTTTATTTCAAGATGGGGTGGAGAACTTCTTAGGGATAATTTTAATATTATTATAAATAAAGCTATAGGAGCTGATTACGGTGTCCAAATAAGACATAAAAAAAACCTTGTTGGATATCAAGGACAAATAGATTATTCAAGTGTTGTTACTAGGATTTTACCTCAAGGATTTGATGGAATATTTTTAGTTGATACACCAGCACAAAATATTAATGGAGCTTTTGTTAATTCGCCTTTAATAAATAACTACATTAATCCTATACATAGAGTATTTAAATATGAGGATATAAAAGCTTTTGGAACCCCTAATGTACAAGATGATGACCCTGATGCTGTTACATTAACACAAGCTAGAGCAATGCTGTTACAAAGAGCTGAGGACGAATACTCCATAAATAAAGTGGATATTCCTACGGCTAGTTACTCAGTTAGTTTTGTAGATTTAAGAGATACTATTGAGTATAAAGACTTTCAAGTTTTAGAAAATATTGGTATATGGGATTATGTAACTGTAATACATGAAGAAGATAATTTTGAAATAAATGCTAGAATGAGAAGTTATACTTACAATCCTATTTTACAAAGTTATAATCAAATAACTTTAGAAACTGAGTTAAATAACTTTACAGGAAGCTTTATAAATGATAACAATAATCTTAACAATATTATTAATGATTTAGGTGATAATCTTAACCATACTTTACAAACAGCAGATGGGAAAAATACCATTTATTATGGAAATAATGTCCCAGAAAACCCTAGAGAAAATGACTTGTGGTATAAAATGAATGGTGAATTATTTGAAATGTGGAGATTTGATGGTACTAATTGGACTCTAGCAGTTGGGGATATGACAGGTGAATTAATATCGGCACAAGTTAATAATATTCTTAATGACCTAGATATTTTACAAGATGATTTAGATACTAATACTCAAAATATTGAGGATTTACAAAATGATTTAGCTGATAATCAAGAAGCTTTAGATAATCTTTCTAATGAACTTGGTATCACAAACAGTAATCTTGAAGATTTACAAGATGACTTAGATATAACAAATGATAATTTAGATGACTTAAAAGAAGCCTTAGATGCAACTAATTCCAACCTTGCTAATGCACAATCACAAGTTGATGATGTTCAAGATATCATGGAAGACTGGAGTTGGGGAGATACCGTTGAAATTGATGGTGGTAAAATTAGAGCTGGAACAATTACTGCTAGAGAAATACTTGCTGGTTCAATTACAGCTTTACAAATAGCTACAGGAACTATTACTTCTAATGAAATAGAAACAGGAACTATTACTGCTAATGAAATAGCTACAGGAACTATAACTGCTTTACAAATAGCAAGTGGGACAATTACCGCTAATGAAATAAAAACAGGAACTATTACTTCTAATGAAATAGAAACAGGAACTATTACTGCTAATGAAATAGCTACAGGAACTATAACTGCTTTACAAATAGCAAGTGGGACAATTACC